TGATTATACTTGTATTAGTGAATAACTATCTGCACATATAAAGCTCACGAGCTGCAGCTTCTTCCTGCTCTTCCTCATAGCAACGGACATAGAAGTCGTAGTGATTAATCATTTCGTTGGTATTCTCCAACTTCGCTTCCAACTCCTCCAACTTGCGACCAGCCTTATTGAGTGCTGAAATTGTCAGCTTGCAAGGGTTTCCGTTGAACTGAAACTCACACTCGTTTACGAGTTCTGTTGCTGCTGCAACCTGCTTCTTCAGTCGGGTTGCCAAGCTCTTGAATGATGCTAAACTTTTCATAATGTTTAGAGTTTTAAGTGATACCTTTTTTATCTTATTTGCTAATGCAAAGATAGTCAAAAGTTATCATATATGCAAGTATTTAGCAAGAAAAGTTTATCTAATTTGCAAATTTATTTCACTGGATATCAAGTAGTTAGAAACAATAATCCCCACGTCCGTCTGCTGCGAGCGTGGGGATAAGAAACCTCGGAAGATTATGCTTTATTGTTATGCTGCGGGCGTGCCGCTCGATACTTTGTGAATACCCAATAAGCGATAACCGCCATTAGGATTACGAGAGCCACACCATAAATGATGTATGAATAGTATAAAGGCTTCTTGGACTCAGCCCTGGTGTTCTCTCGCTTGTTAGTATTTCCGTGAAATTCTTTAGCAGACTCTTCCTTGGTGGCAGAGATATTTTCGTTTCTTTTCGTGTCGTTCTCCTTCTTTTTACCGCTATGCTTGACAGTCAACGACTTGGTCTGTCGGAGAATGGGTGATTTGCCTGTGCTGTCAGCCTTGGATGTGTCATACTCGGTTGTGATAGTCCAAACGTACACATCGCTGCTGTCATGTTCCTCTGTACGGCTCAGTTCCGAAGAAACTGCATCAATGGTCGCTTGTGACGATACTGATGCAGAATCAACGGAAACATTTTCCGTTGCGCGTCGCGATGAGCCACACGCAACAAAGAGCAAGGCAGCGCTCAACAAACAAAACATGTAAGTTATTCTGTTCATACAATCTTTTCCCTTTTAGCTCTTGCAAGATACGCTTGTCGGCTTTGCAATCCATTATATCCACCATTCACCCTCTTGGTTACTGCACGCACATCATCCTTGTCGGCAAGTGCAAGGCAGCCGCTCGTCTTGAAGAACCAGCAAGCGGTCATCACGGCGAAACGGGGTTCAGCAACCTTTTCGGGATATTTAAGAACATCAACATCCTCTTTGAGGACATCATGGATATATGTATTGAATTTGCGGTAGTTGTTCGTGCCAGTGAGCTGAATAAGACCACGACCTTTGTATTTCTGCCCATCACCGTCCGCTTCCGGAGTGTTGCCAAGCGCAATCGCAAGTCGTCCCGTATCGTAAGCCTTGCCGCTTGCAATCTCCGTGTTATATCGAAGTTCGCCACTCTCATGCGCTACTTGCGCAAGGAAATGTGCGCACCTCAGCTGAGTGTTTATACCAAACTCAGGCATGAGCTCGTTCAAGTACGGCAGATACTTGTTGATGTTCGATGATAAGGCTTTGGGCATTATCCTTTTTAATTGCTCTCCAGTCATAGTGATGTAATTTTAATGATTATACCAAGAAATCGCTTTTGATGCTATCCACGACATCGAGGCGTTCCCAAGTAAAATGAGTATCGTCTGCTTCTCTACCGAAATGACCATAGGCAGCTGTCGGCTCGTATTTGACCTCCTTCAGATGCAAGTCCTTGATAATTGCGTAAGGGCGCATATCAAAATTCTCTGCGATGTAGCCGGCAAGCTCTGCGTCTGTCAGTCCAACGTGGCAAGTTCCGTAGGTCTGTACGTTCACACTCATAGGCTCTGCAATGCCAATGGCATAAGAAAGCTGGATGAGCATTTTGTCAGCAACGCCTGCAGCAACCATATTTTTGGCAATGTAGCGAGCCATATATGCTGCGGAGCGGTCCACCTTAGATGGGTCCTTACCCGAGAAGGCTCCACCGCCATGAGCGCCATAGCCACCGTAAGTGTCAACAATAATCTTACGGCCAGTAAGACCTGTGTCACCGTGCGGACCACCGATAACGAATTTGCCAGTAGGATTGACAAGTACTTTTGTATTGTCATCAAAGAGAGAGACGATAGCGTCATCTGCAATAGCTTCCTTCACACGCTGTAGCAAATGATACTCCACATCGTACTGGATGCGTTCGTGCATCGCCTCGTCTGCCTCTTCCTGCGAGACTCCTAATCCAGGAACAACAAATTCGTCATGCTGTGTGCTTACCACAATCTTGTCAATGTGTACAGCTTTGCCGTTTTCGTCGAACGCAACCGTTACTTGACTCTTGGCATCGGGTCGTAAATAGTACATTGTCGAACCCGACTGACGCTCTCGTTTCAACTCTACAAGAATGAGGTTAGCGAGATAAAGGGGCAGGGGCATGTAGCTCTCTGTCTCGTTGGTAGCGTAGCCAAACATCATGCCTTGGTCTCCGGCACCCTGCATCTGCTCGTCAGCACGACTCACACCACGGTTGATGTCAGCACTCTGTTCATGCAAGAGATTGATGATACCGCAGCAGTTTCCGTCAAACATATAATCCGGATCATCGTAACCGATGCGCTTGATTGTTCTGCGGACAACTTCTGGAATATCAACCGAAGCAAAAGAGCGCACCTCACCAGCCACTATAACCTGACCGGTAGTTACAAGCGTTTCGCAAGCAACTTTGGCGTTAGGGTCTTTGGCAAGATACGCATCGAGAACGGCATCTGAAATTTGGTCAGCCACTTTGTCTGGATGACCTTCAGACACCGACTCTGATGTAAAATAAATGTAATTATCGTTCATAACTATTTTGAAATTTTAGATTTGCAAAGTTCAACAGCCGTTTCCCACAAAGCCTGTAGGGCATCTGTAAACTCCGTCTTGGGTCTGCCATCTATAACAGCAAGATTTTCTAATATGGAGATAAAATACTCTATTACGAAATAGATAAGCACAAACAGCCTAACTATATCGAAGAACACAGCTCCAAGGGCATCTATCCAAGCACTCCTGGACTCGCACTCCAAAGCGAACGAATTGGCAATAAACACCAATATCATCCAAATCGCTACCTTGATAACACATCTGCTGAATCGGAAGCTCTCGAACTTCTTTCCAAGTGTTTTGCTTGCCTTTATACCAGTAATCGTCTCGGTAATGACAGCTACAAACATTGCAAGAACAATGATAGGACCGATACCGAGATACTTGCTTGAGAAAGCGAGGATGAGGCTTATGACAGACGTGGGCATTTGGAGGTTATATTTGAATGAGGGACACAAGGAGAGCGCAAACTCCTTAATGCTCGCATAGTCGTAACTACGCAGGAATCTCGTGATGTATTGGAGGATAACGTTCATGCTGCTTGATTTTTCTTCAAAGGTAGCTACAAATACACCTTTTAGTAAAAAATATAAGGAGCAATATGGTGAACAGCACGGTTCAGTCATACTACTCCTTTGTCAGATGAGAAAGCTCTTTGTTACTTAGAATCCGAGCTGCCAGAATGTCCGAAACCACCACCTCTGTCATTACACGAAAGCTCTTCCACAACCTTGAAACGAGGGTGAAGAGTGCGATAGAAAGTCAGCTGTGCAACTCGTGTTCCTTCTTTAAGGATAAACCCTCGGTCATCGTCATTCTTTATGATAACACCGATATTTCCTTTATATCCAGGATCTATCTTGCCGTTAATAACGTCAGCATTGAAGCGCATAACGCCAATCTCCGTGAAACGCCAAGGTATGATGCCGAAAATACGCTTCCACACCTTTCGAGTACCATAGCCTTCCATACCTTTAGCAGAGAAGCCGCTTCTTGGCTCAACTTTCGCTTCTACGCAAAGAGGCAAGTTCAGTGAAACATTTGTCGGTACGATAGTTCTCGAATGAGGCTCAATGAATATGCCCCTCGGTACATATAGGTCGTAACCGATAGAAGTCTTGTCGGCAGGCTTAGGATGCTTGCAGACACCCAGCTCTTTTAGCTCTATCTCCGGCATCCAGTTAAATGGATTTCGCGGACTTACTATTTGCTTTGATTTTTCCATTTTGGACTGTCTTTATATTCTTGAATAATTCGTTCCACGTTTTTCTCCATATAGGAGTCAAATTGTTCTTCGATGGATTTCACGTAACGACTATGTCTGTTGCATGAGCAAACATAGCCATTGTCCCAATTTGAACGCTCCTTGCATACTCCCTTACAGAAAGCCTTGCTTGAACTTGACACAAAAACCTTTTTCAGAGTATAGAGTGTATTGCGCAGCTCTTCTTCGCGCTGCTGCTCTCTCTCTTCATAAAGTTTCTCAAGCTCATTCATACGATGAAGCACTTTTTCACTATCCTCATGCCGCTGTTTGCGGTATGTGTCCAACCATCTGTTGGTTAGGTTTATGAACAAACGGAAGCCAACTTCTTTTGTTAAGCTCGTCTTTTACAAGGTCGATGTCTCTGCTGAATAAATCGCTGTCAATCTTTACCATATAAAAACACTTTTTTAAAAGCCCAGTGAACCAAGCCGACTACTCTACAAAGTCAAGGCCTTTAAGTTCTGCCACCTCGTTGTCTTCAAGACCCTGTGTGTACTGAACAGCGGTTTCACCTTCATCAATAATAACTACAGAGCGTCTCGCAAAGAGAACCGCCACTGCCAATTTAATTCTGTTTATCATTTCTTAAGTTTCTCGTTTTGTTTATTTATAAAATTACCCACAACATAGCACACGACATCAATAACGTAGAACCAGCTAACCAAAAATGACACAAACATCATCTTACGGAAAGCAACAGGCATGTCCAGTTCGGACCACGCATTGCGACATCGGTACACCATAATCAATAAAGCCAATGCTCCACCGACAAGGTAGAGCTTCAGGAAGTACAATAAAAAGTTTGCTATTACATTCATTTATCTCGGAATTTCATTAATTCTTTACGGTTTTCGTCATAGACGGCTGCAACAAGGTTCCAGCCCATAACGCACAACACAAGCTCCACGAAAAACGCGAAGGCTCCTGCTCCTATTAGCAAGTGCGATACGAGTGCGAATACTGTACATATAAACACGAGTAGTGCGAATACTGCACTTACAGTATCTGCGCTAAAATAGGTTTCCATTATCTTCTTCATACGGAAGTTACTTTTTAGTTGTTGTTTTTATCTTATTTGCTATTGCAAAGATAGTGAATAGTTATCAAATACGCAAGTTTTAGATATTTTTTATTTATCATATTTGCAATATTTTTTAAGGTGTGCTATTCTCCCGAACCGCAAACCTCCATAGTTATTCACATTCCTAAAGGTATTTCTAAATTCCGAGCGTTGCGCCAGTTACAGCTCCGACGCAATCTGCAAGAAGATCCTTCTTGTCAAACAGACCATAGTCAAAGAAGTCATAGACCTCTTTCCCTACTCCGACGATGACCGTTACAGTCACGGCAACCACATATCGCAGCCATCCGGGAGCTGTTGTATCGGTACCCATTTCTTGAGCATCGTCACGTCGTCACCTCCAGTCCCATCTTCACGCCCATCGCCAGCAGCTCCTTCGCCCTCGCCTTGCACTTCTCGCGCCAGGCCTGCAGCTCGTCAAGCTCTGTCAGCTTCTCGCTTGCCTCCTCGTCGCTCACCGCCGCAGGGTTCTGCATCAGCATAAGGCTGTTGAAGGCTATAGCCTCTGCAGCGTCAGCCGGATACTTGAAGCGCACAAGCGCATTGACGATAGCGCCGTAGTTCCACACACCAGTTTCAAGTTCAACACTCTCGTCGTAGCCGTTGCCGACAACGACCGACACCTTTGTTCTGCCGAGGTCATTCTGCAAAGTGATGTCCTCACGCTCATTAAAATTAACCATACACATCTTGTATTAACAATAGATTTGAAATAGAATATTTGCTTTTGACTTTAAACACTTCGAAATGCCCTTTGACTACGTAATAATCAAAAAGGCGTGGGCAATATCGTTTAACCGCTCGACGGCGCAACGCGTACGTAGCCTTGTCGATAAAGAAGCCCATGTAGCTGTTTAGCGACATCAAGTAATGATCAAGCACATAGGCTTCGTCAACGCCGAACCGCCTGATGTCTGCGAGATACGCGTCAAGTTCTTTCAGCTTCTCTATGAAGCCGGCTACGGTGCGGTTAGAGATATACACCCTCTCCATTTTAATGACAGAACCGACGAAATACACGCCGTGCGTCACGTCCTGGATATACTGTTTGTCGTGATGCAGCTGCAGGTTCAGTTTTCGCTGAAGAAATGCACCTGCCTTGTCGCGCAGCATCAGTACATCTGCTTTTCGCCTGCAGACGACTGCGAAATCATCGACGAACCGCTCGTATCTCGCATCTAAACTCTTGCATAAGCCTACCATGTATTCGTCGAGGAACGACATGTAAAAGCCAGCGAGAAGTTGCGAAGTGATGTTGCCGATAGGCATGCCGCGGTAGTTTGGCTGAAGGAATAGCGTCTTGCCAGCAGGCAGCATGGCCCACAGCCTCGGGTCTCCGCGCTTTGTGCAGTTGTTCTGCGGTCTGTGTCTGATAGTGACCGTCAGCAGATAAACGAGCAGGTCTACGTCGGGTTCGTGGTAATACCTGCGCACGAAAGCCACTGCCAGGCGCTCTAAAATACGAATGTCGATATTCATGAAAAACGCCGCGACATCGAAGCGCCCCACATAGGCCCTGCGTGTGTAGTTGCATGAGACCTCTAAAATGTCGCACCTTAGAGCGTTCACCGCCAGCCTAACTCCTTTGCCCTTGCGACAGTTCCAGGTAACGTCACCCATAGCAGCATACCGCCGCTCGAACAACGGTTCAATACGCATACATATCCAATGTTGCACGATGCGGTCGCGGAAGTTCGCCGCGAATATCTCTCGCAACTTCGGGCGCGGCACGCAGAAGCAGATGCTTGTGCTTGGCGTGTAGCTATAGCTCTCGCACTCCTCCATAAGCCTGAGCAGGTCTGTATCATGCAGTCTATACAGCACACATTGTTCGCTCGTCATTTTATTAGAGCAACATTGGTTGAAAGCTTCTATCCAACCCTTTACCCTCTCCTCACTTAATGCGACGACCGGACGCACCTGATAACCATTGGACTTATTGTTGTTGTTGTTGGTCTGACCGCTGGACGGCTGCTGATTCCATGCGTTCGTCTCCGTATACTCTGAAGACGACGTCATTATGCGCACTACCTTGTTCTTAACGAGCGGACTGCCAAGTCCACTTGTGGCGCATCCATTCAATTTTAAAGAGGTTTTATTAGCTGCTATAATCGTAATCATAACCACCAATCATTAGCCAAACATATCAACCTCTTGCGAACTACGCATGGCCAGCGACGACTTGTACCACGCGCCGGTTCGTCTTGCTAATTCGTCAAAATCACGCAAGAACATCGGGTATTGACTATTGCTGATAATTCTGCCGTACCGAGGCTGCTTCACTGTCTTCGCACCCTCAGGTGTGTTTATCATGCTCACACTCTCCTTCTTGCTGTACTCATGCAACTGACGTACGATCGTCTTGATGATGGTCATGGAATGGATGAGAGCTGCAATATACTCTACTCGTTGACTAATGTCGCTTGTATTGAGAGCGTACTCGCAGACCGACAATGCGTCGATGGTTTCGTTAATGCACCTTGCCGTGACTGTTTGCAGACCTGCTGCGTGCTTCGGAATACGCTCCGACACTTGCATCAGGCTGCCAAGCAGCTTCTCTAACTTGCGATAAATTGAAGATTGACTCGCTTTCATATTAATGTTACTCCGTCAAAATGACGGCTTGCAATGTGTGTGTTTGTTATCGGCGGAGCGGCGGAAAGCCGCCCCGTCCAAAATGTTAAAGTTTGAATGCGACGACCGGACGCACCTGATAACCATTGGACTTACCGCCGCCGATGCCGCTGGTCTGACCGCTGGACGGCTGCTGCGTCCATGCGTGCGTCTCCGTATACTCTGAAGACGACCACTGCCACGAACTGTTAAATTTTACAAAACGCAGGTCTGCAACACCCTTTGCGAAGATGTTGTGGTTGGCCCCTACAACATAGCCATTAAGGTGATACCACGTGCAGCGCGAAAGTTCGCCGATTGATGCTAATGACCAACGACCCTCGCCGAACTTCTCGGCCACAACCTCATCAGGCTTGTCAGTCTCAGGCACGTAGGCGTGACAATAGCTCGCAGCAGGATAGTAATACTGCTGATACTTCGAGGCGTTGGCGTGTGAAGCCTGCACTGCCGATATGCAGCTTGCGAGATTCTCCGCCATTGTCTGCGAGTCGGTACGTTTAGGTATCGGCAAGTTGACGTTAGCATCCTGAAGGATATAGTCGCGATGTGCTATTATTTTCAGCGTGTGCAGCTGACCGCGCGCCACCTTGTCGCCGACTCGCAGACCAGCCTTGCCGAGGTAATCGCCGAGGATGGTATGACCGACGCTCGTATTCCACATCACATCGGTAATCTCATCGAAACCAATATCGCTGATGGTGTTAAGGTCTTTGTATGCCTTAAAGCCGTCGTTGGCAGTATTCGCCTCGTCGCGCATATTCGCATCATTGACAGTGTAGCTCTGCGAGATATTCTGTATGAGCGGCAGGTCGTACACGTTGTACACGGCGTTGCTCTCCAGCTTGATGCCAGCCATACCATTGTTATTGTCGCCAGCATTGTTGTACAAGCCCCAAACCCTGCTACCATAGTCCTTAAGCGCTACGGCGATAGCCCATGTGCGTGTCGGGTCGATATAGAAGATGATGCCGATAGGTGTCGAGTCTGTGAGGCCTACGTCACTGCCGTACGTGCCGTTAGCGAATATGTAGTCTCCCAGCTTCGCCTCGTAAGCATAGAAGTAGACCTCTCGCGTGGTTTCTATCACCTTGCCGCTCGACAGCTGCAGTGTGACCGTCACAGTAGCCTTGTCATCATCCTCCTTGCTACCCTGCTTCGTCACCGTAATAACGCCAGTCTTCGGATCAATTGTAGCGAACCTACTCTCTGTCATAGCCCACGATGTCAGCACGATGTCGTTGCCGTTTTTCGGTGCTACCGCAAGCTTAAGCGTGTAGCGGCCCTCGATAGGATAGTACGACACGCCAGTCAGCGAAGCGCTGATGATTTCGTTCTTTGTGTATGTCACACGCAGCGCATTGTTGTCGTCGTCCACGTTGCCCCACATGCCCACCATGCGCATTTTGAGTGTGGCATCCACTGTGACATTTTCAGAAAGCGTGATGCTGCCAGTCAGCTTGGCCTGCTTGTCGAGGAGCCATGTCAGCGTCTCAACCGACACGTCCTGCCAGTCAACACCGAGAATGGTCACAGAAGCTATCTGCGTGCTCTCATACATCTGCTCGATGAGTGTGAGAGCGTCAATCTTCGGACACGTAGCCTGATTGAGGTACACGTTCTGAAGGTTTGCATAGCCTTCAAGCGTCAGCATCTCCAAGCCTCGCTGACCGTCAAGGTGCAGGTCGGTCATAGTAGCCGGCAGCTTCACTGTCTTCAGGAACTCCTGGGCAGGGAGCGACACGTCAGTCAGCTTAGTACCTCGCGCGTCAATGCTCACCAGTCGCGAGTTCTTCGATGCGTCAAGCGTACCCGTCAGCGTCGCGAGGTTATGCACATCGAGCGTGCGCAGCGCAGCAAGCGGAGTGATACCCACACTCGTAGCCTTGAGGTGAATGTCGCTCTGTGTATCGCTACCTGCAATAAGGCTGCGTATGCGCTTGCCGTTGAACGCGAAAGTCTCGTTAGCAGGTTTGTCGTACCACGTGCCAATATCGCTCATGTAGTTCACACCGCACACGATGTTCTGCGTGTTAGAGTCCGTTACGCCAGTAGCCTTTATCTTGTCGCCAGCCTTCACGCGCTGACCGTCAAAGATTGTAGACTGACCGATCGTGACTACCGGGTACAGCCACATTGCCATTGTGAGGTCAAAGTTCACGGTCATCTGCTCTGTTGAGCGATAGTTGATGTTGCCGCCAGAAGGGTTCTGGGGGTTGAACTCGCCGTATTTAGCATAGCTGCTCATGTAGATAGTACGGTCCTTACACCACTGACGTTCGCCCTCTTCCTGCGAGCCGAGCGACTGCGTAATTGGGTCGGTATCGTTGTTGTAGTTGCCTATCTGCATCTGGTAATGAGCGTATTCGTAGCCGACACGTGCCATCTCGTTATAAGCTACTGCCGGGAAATACTGGTTCGTGCTGAAGAAGTATTTTTCCCAGAAGCCGTCTACGGTACCGCCGCCAAGCTCCGCCATCGCGTCGAGTATCTCCTTCATCATTGAGCGCAGCTCTGTAGCAAAGCAAGCCTCCATCATGTTGTACAGTACGTTATCCTCACCGTTCCAATAGTTCTTGCCTAAAGATTCGTCGAAGTCATGCTCCTCTACCCAGTATGGTTTTGTGAGTTTGCCCTGGTTATCGACGGGAAGGATAGAGTCGAGGTCGTCTTGCACGGCGCGGATAAGTGAAGTGTTGTTGAGCACTCTGAAGTAAGTATTCTTCGCGCGATTATCACAAGCTGCAATAAGCTTCATGAGGCACATGAAGAACAGAATGTCACGCTTGTGGAAGTAGTTCGTAATTTTTGCGCCAAACTCTTTCTTGCGTGCTGTGATAAAATCCTCGTTCACCTTATCCCATTCGATGTATGTCTCGTGAGATGCGAAGTCGCTGGGCAGGTAGTCAGCCATCTGCGTTTTCAGGTTCAGTGTCGCGTGCGAGCCGTCGAGATTCTTCGATGTGCCGCCCGGAACCCACGTCTTCAGTATCTCGTCGTAGAAGTACATGTCGTAGCGTGCCGAGCCGCTCTCTGCCTTTGTCACCCAGTAGCAGTAGCTTATGTCAAGGTCTTTCGCCTCCTTCAGCTGAGTATATGTGCCGTTGAAAGGCTTGATGCGATTACTGTGCAGATACACAAAGTTGAACGCCTCAATGTAGCGCGAAATAGTTGTAAGGTTGCCCAGATCGTAATCCCATGATGTAGTGCCGGCGTAAACGTAACCCTCTTCTTCTTCGTCGTAGTTAACGTCGCCCTCAATCCAAGGAATCTGATGCTTTGTGAGTCGGGGGTTATTATCAGAACCCTCAATCATCAAGAAGTTCGGAGTCTTCTCTGCATCGTAGCCGAACGTAGGCTTGTCTCCCTTGCCGGAGCCGAACGTGCCCATGCCAACGAATACTGGCTCAGAGCCTTCTGACTCCTGATTGAAAACAAGGAAGGGGTCTTCGTACACAGCTACGCGGCAGTTCTCCATGCCTTCAGTCTCGTTGAACTCGTTTTTGCCCACCACCTTATAATAGAGGTCGTTGTACATTCTTGTTGCGCCCATCTTGTGACTCTGAGGCGAAGATGCCCAGTTGCGCTTGTCTACGAGCTTCACAGCCATAGGCAGACCGTCGGCGTTCTGATAGCACTTGCCGTGGTCTACGCCAGTCTCGTCAACCCACTTAGCATCGTCACGCTTGAAGTCGCTCTGAATATTCCAAGTCCAATACTTCTTCGATGTAGAACCTTGGCCCTTGCGTGTCATGTTATGCAGCGTACCTGAGTGTCGTGGGTCGCCAACCTTATGCACCACCACATCGCCTACCGTAGCGGTCGGCTCCTTCAGTGAAGGAATCTTGCCCTTATACAAGAGCGTGTTATACTTCTCGTAGGCTTTTGCGTAAGAGATAAGACCATTCTCGCCGAGGATGTCGTTCTTCGCCTTAAAAGCCTTCTTCTCAGCAACGGTCGGGAAGGATGCAAGGTAATTCTGGCGAATGTCGGTAGCCGAGAGTGAGCGCTTGTATACACGTAAAGCATACACGTCAATGTCGGCGCCAGTAGGAGCGATGACAATGCCACCGGTGCGTTTGATGCCGTCCACAGCCTGCCAGAACTTGTCGTTGTTAGCATACGTGAACTCACGGCTGATGATGCCGTTGATGAAGATTCGTACATAGTTCGTGCCTTGATTGTAGAGGTTCGGCACGATGTTCACTGCCACATGAGTACGCTTGTCTTTCTGATATATCCAGTTCTGCGAGCCGTCAACACGCTTCTGTGCTGTCATAAAGCAGCTCTCCTGCGCCTTGACCCAAAGACCTACGAGGTAGTCGTCAACCGTAGACTTTGTACCCATCTGCAGGAGTATGCCGCTCTCGTCAGTCACGTTACGTGTAGCGAAGTCAAGCTCGATAGTAAGGCCCTGCGCTGGTGTATCGTCAGAGTAAGCATCATAGTCGATAGCCACCTTTGCGCCATCAAGCACGCGGAGGCATCGTGAATTGGTCTCCTTGTCTACCACCCAGCCGTCACTGATGTAGCTGAAGCCCTCAAACTTAGCATCAACCTGCTCACCGTTCGACTGATTGACGATGGTGCCAGGAGTCTTCTCGCTGTTGTTGCGAGTGCGCGGATTGAGATAGAAGTCAGCTCCAGATGTCGGTGCGAAGTTCTCGCTGTTGTCGATAACCACGCGCCACGGCTCGCGCAGCACGATATTGCCCGATGAAAATGACATCGAGGCTGGGAAATTGTTGTTGTCGGCGGTCTCAATTTCGAGGTCGAAGATGAGTTGCGCAGCCTCGTTGTTCTTCACGCCCAATACCTGCTCGCTGTATATCACCTTCTCGCTTTCGAGGTTTGTGAGCACAAAGCTGATGTCGGTGCTGTCCTCCTGGGGGTTATAGATAGCATACGAAAAAGCGGTGACATTGCTCCAGTTCTGGATAGGGTTCGCGATGTCGTTGAGCACAAGCAGCGGCGTCGTGTTGCCAGGCATCGAGCACATAATGTTCAGCGTCACCGCCTCTGTCTTCACGGTATCGCCCGAAGTCACCCATGTCTCGATAGTGAAGATGCCGTGCTCCTGCGGATGGTCAATGACAGCGTTGTAGGGAGTCTCCGAGAACACCACCTTGCCAAGGGCGTAGTCGTACTCCTTAGTGTACTTCTTGTTCTGCGACATCACCTTCATGTGCAGCGTCTTGTCGATGCTGCCCGATACGCGTACTGGAATGGTGATAGTAGGAGCTACCGCCTTATACACGAACTGGTTCTCCCACTTGGCAGAATACTCAATCTGAATGTTAGTGAGCGTGACGGTGATGTTGACATAAGGAGTTTTCTTGCCCGATGTATTGCCGGTCGCTATCATGCGCACCGACTGCGTGCCGTCTACGCAATAAGGTGAGAGGTCGATGGTTGTGTAGGTCTCTGTGTCGGCTGCTGGCTGCGACACGATTGTAAGCGTGCCTGCCACTTTCCACTCCGAAGCTGTAGACAGTTTCGTCTCGATCTGCAGAACCGCATCCTCATTCGTGTCCTGCAAACTCTTGTCGGAAGGGTCATAGAGCTGAGATGTGAAGCGTATCTTCGCTACGAGGTCACTCTTCTTTGTAGCCGTAATGGTACGCTGACCACTGTTCACGAGTTTCACGATGTAGGATGCCTCGCCGCTACCGCCGCCGCTACCCATCGGTATTTCGACGCTTGACAGCAGCAGGTCTGCCTTGCCCTCCTTATCCTTCGACCAGTCCGAGTATGTCGATGAGTTTGCGAAGATGCCGACTGACGCCATGCTCGACGCTTCGTCAACGTTCAGCAGGGCGAGATACGAACCTTTGGCAAGGTCTACGCCATCTATTCTGCTGCCAAGCGCAGCCAGCTGCTCTTTTAGGAATTTCTCTACCTGCTCGCCGCTGTAGTTCTCCCACGGCGTTTTGGCGTCAGGTATAGGTGTGTTGATAATCTGTGCCATAAAAATATATTGTTTGTGCGTAATTACTTGCCGTAGCGCCAACCCTCTTTGCCGAGCCAAGGCTTGTTCGCTATCCATTTGCCCGAGCCGAAGCAGCTGCGCACCGCCTGCCACACAAGCGTCGCGCCTTTATAGACTGCGCTTAGAGCTATCTCGCCGTAGCGGATAGCGGAGATTATTTTGCCGTTAATGATGATCATTGTTCTACTCCTCCGTCAGCATGTAATAGGTATTCTCGTCTTTCTCCTCCAACTGCGCATAGTCAGCCTCCGTCATCGTTACGAGTTTAGGTATCTTAAGCCCCTCGATAGCACGCTCTGCTGCGCCGATACGCCGCTCCAGCTTCTCGCCCTCTGCGCCGGGATAGGCATCCTTCGAGGTCTTGCCCAGCTGCAGCCTTGCGTCGATGGGCGCCAGGTCTGTGCCGTCGAAGTAGTAGACCTTGCCGCTCGACTGCTCCAGGAACAGCTTGCGGCGACTAATACCGTTGTCATCATAATATATGCGGCGGTCTCGCCAGTTGTTGTAGTATTTCGCAACAGAGATCAGCGAACTGCTGTCTGCTGCGACGTATAGCAGGAAGCGCTTGTTTGCGGAATCGAAAACAACGTAGCAGCCGTCGTCTGTTGAAAATTTATCCACTGACACGTTCTCTGTGCTGACGCCCGTCACCATCTCTTTGAAAGGCACGGCTGTGAAGGCGTTAGGTGCGATGAACCCCTCATCGACATAGCCAGACTCGTTGAGAGGTGTGAGGCCTTCGGGTGAACCTTTGCTCTCGATAAATTCATTAAGGGTATTTGCTTGAGTTGTCTGGGTTTTGCGAATTTCGGTTATACCATTCTTATTGTCGTCTGCAGTTTTTTGAGCTTTATTTGCAGCGTCTTGAGCCGCCCGTATCTGTGCTTTAAGCGAATTAAGCTGTGCTGGTGTAAAAACACCGGCTGAAGCCTCGCTTGATGCAGGAATTACCAATTGGCATTGTATTGGATTGCCCGTTACTGTTTGAAACTGCAAAATCACGTTCACTGACGATGATGTCGGGTTTGTAGATGGAGTAACAGCAACTATAGAGGCTCCTTGAAGCTCATCTACGGCACTAACGAGCGTATTCCAGTTCTCGCTCGTCAAAATGCCTTGCGAAGTGGCTCCACCATTGGCAACCTTGCCCTTTAGTGATGATATATCTGTTAAATTCATGATTATTGCTTTCTAATTGTTATTACTTGCCGATTTTGCGGATTGTAACGCCACCGACATTGTATTTTGCTCTTCCAACCACTTTTATAAGGCCGATTTCCTTGCAATACTCGACACACTCCCGAAGATAGGCTTTTGCCACATCCACAGCGTTGTTGTATGCGTCAGAACGCTCCTTTGATGATATGTGCGTGGAAAAATCCCCGTTCTTCACCACAGATCCAAAGCGAGTGGACTCAATATCACCAGACATTAGGTTTTGAGCATAAACGAAATAAGAGAGTGCAACTTTGAGCCCCATGAAGCTGCGAAGTCCGTCTCTCTTATCCTTGTATGTTCCGCCATTTAAAAGTGTTGCAATTTCATTGTTGTCTTTCTCGTTGCTGTCGAGAATTCTAAGGAACAGTTCATCACCGAGGACGGGCTTGATATGTAGCTGCTCTGCCTCAGTGATAAACGCCATTAGCTTCTCGTCAGCAACCTTTCCGATAGGTCGTCCGAGCGAGCGAACGTCAGTAGGTTGTAATAAATGTTCCATATAAATTTATTTTCCTTGGTACACAAGCGGTTGTATCTCATAATCATCCGACGGGTTTACATTCTCTTTCCAGTTGTCGAAGATACGCTTCAAGGCACGACTGATTGCGCGTCGAGGACTACTGGTGTAAGAACTGTAATATCGGAAAGCCTCAGACATAATGTCTGTGGAGAAGCCAAGCGAGCCTTCGATAATTCGGTAGAATACCTCTTGACCAAATGCTATATAGATACTCTTGGTAACACTCTCTTCGGTACACTTGAATTTGGAGTCGAAGTTCTGCGCTTCAAACGATGTAAACTCCGGCTTGTCTTCATCCGACTCAATGGTGACATCCATGATGGCACAAGCATTTTCATCGCCTTGGAAGATGTCAAGACTCTCACTGATGCTTGCAGAGTTGTCGTTCTCGTCTTTGATTTCGTTACCATTCTCGTCAATTCCGAGTGAAGAACCTTTCTTATGCGTGAGCATACCAGCAAGCAGGAAATTGTTTCGCACATTGCGGTATTTTACATTGTCAAGACCTTCATCCGTGGAAATATTTGTAACCACCTTGTCATATATCGGGCATGGGTATTCCCACTTGCCAGCCATTGAGAACCACAATATCTGCCCTTTGTAATTCTCAATGCCGCCACTTTTCCTTATCTGCGCCATGACAACCTCTCTACGTGGGTTGAATGTGTAGATTTTCTTTGTGTTATCCCTTGTGACACGGATATACTTACCTTTTCGGGTCTTGTGGCCAGTCCAGTCGGGATGATAGTTGATGTACACCACCTTTCCGTCATCAGTTTCCTCTTCCAGTCGGCACGTTTCAAAAGGAACATGGGAAACCTCGACAATCTCGCCGAAGATGTTGTAGTTCACATGCAGGGCAAAGCCGTGATACATTGCCATATCATGGGCTATCAGTCGGAAAATGTCATCCACGGTATCGCCGGCACGGTTGCAGACATACTCCGAAAACTCGGTGTTGTTTAACCCATTGCCCTCGATAAATGTCTGATAACGCTCACAACAAGCCCCTCCTGTGTGTGAACTCTGGATAAGGTCACGCATCCTCTGCGGATAGAGATTATCCCTTCCGTAGAGCTGGATGTTCAACGTGGAGCAATAGCTCACGTCAATTCTTTTCTTGGGCTTTCTTACGTTATTGATATTCATGAGTGCAATGGGTTATTTGTTTGTTTCCGATGTTACATTTCAAAGAAATACTGCAGTGCCAGTCCTTGCAGACCACTACCGATGACTATTGCCACGCCGTAGCGCAGAATGTCGTACCACTCGATTTCGGGGAGGTTGTACTTCTTCCACTGGTAACGCTCGCGGAGTACCATAGGCACAAGAGCGAGAAGATTGATGACGAGTGACACTACGAACCACCCGATGATGCCGAGTGCGTTACGTTTCTTTTCATTGTATTCTGCCATGATGATTACTTAAAAGGGTTACTCTGCAGACTTGGCACCACGTTTCTTGGTGGTAGTGCCGGCTGCGGCTTTTACTCCCTCAAGCTCTTTCTTCAGAGCGGCGTTCTCTGCGTTTGCCGCTTCGAGGTCTGATTTGAGGGTTTCAATCTCCATTGAGAGTGCGCCGTCATCATCTGCTGATGCGGTGGGCTGATCCTCAAGCTGTTTCTTCACGGATGCAAGTTCATCCTCGGTAAGAGCCAGTTTCGCCTTGAGGGTTTCAATCTCCTGCTTTTTTGCAGCAATCTCGATTGTTGCTGCATTACGCTCCTCCACAGCCTCCTTATACGCTGCCGACATGGCTTCGAGGTCTGTCGGAGCAGACACCTCACCATTTTTGCGTGCTTCAACACGAGCGAGGTAGTCACTCGGGTACGAGAGGAAGTCGGAGATTGATTCGGGGTACTCTGCGAGGCGCTTTTCCGCGACCTCGTCGGGGATATTCGCATTAGCATAAAACTTGTTTGTTCCGTTAGGGTGCACGATGACACCAGCCTTTAGAATATAATTTGGTTTTGTAGGCATTGTTCCTGTTCTTTTAAGATAAGTGAATACTTCGATGTAGGCATCACGGTAGCAATCAGCGCAACCGGTCTTCCTTATCGGTTTATCAAGCAACATTCGGTAAAGTCGCTCAATATAGCTTCTGTCTGATGATGAGAAGCCGTTATCGTAACGGCTCCTCATTTCAGTCAGTCGGCTCATAATAACACCGTAATCTTCCATACGTTATTCTGTGTGTGAGCCTGTTTCAAGAGATTTTAACGCTGCACGAGTTGCAGCGAGAGACTCAGTAAACAGGAAGATACCGCTACTTGGAGCACCTTCCTCAACAAGGGTTACAGCCCAACCGCCATCGGTGTCCTCGCTGTACTTATCGTTGGTCATTTCAGAAGCCGTCAAGCCCTGTTCCAGTCCGTAAATCTCAAAGGTGTTCTTGTCGTCAGCGCCACGGTACTTATTTTCAAAAATGAACACAAAGCGTCCATTGGCGAGCTGATCGATAACATTCTTCGAAACATCAGGACCCGAATTAAGAACAACGATAGCTGCCGTCTTGGTGAACTTATTAAGGTAAGATCCTGTAGTAAGAGCAGTTTGCGTTCCGGTGAAAGGAGTCTTTCCTGGAACAACCACCTTATAAGCTCTACCTGACGCAAGGGCGAGTTTGGAGACAACATTGTCGGTTTGTGCAAGTGTTGCCCAGTCAATATCGTCGTAGTTGACGAGCCAGCCAGTGTTTCTTAAACCTGCCTGCTGCGGTTTCTCGCAGTTCACAGAAATGTCTTGTGCGAGAGCAAAATCACATGTATCTGCCATAATGGTTATTGTTTAATTCATAAAGGGGAGGTTGTAGCCTCCCCCTCTTTGTTAGACTTTATGTTAAATGGCTACCTGCACGAGGTCATCCTCACCAATGACAGTACCAAGGTCTGACTCGGCAAAGATGTAGTTGTCACGCTTGCGCTTGTCGAACTCTACATCAAGTGATGACATACGGTCTTTATCTGAGGTTCCTACGAAGAGGTTGCTCGGTGAGCAGAGAACGGCGCGGTGCGGGCAGTTGAGGGTCGTGCCGTTGTCCTCGAACTTGCGGATAAGGCGGTCCCAAATGTCAAGCACAATCACGGTATGGCCGTCATACTCGGACAGACCGATACCAGAACTGACGAACTCGAAAGGCATTGTTGTCTTGCCGTACTTGTCTACGACATCGTTACGCAGAGCCTTGTAGAGCGAGTTGGTCATCATGATAGCGTGGTCGGGCTTGTCGAAGATGCGAGAGTCTGCGTCGGTGAGCATATCATCTACGATACCGATAGCCACACCCGACTTGCGGAGGTCTGTTTTCTGAAGAGCCTTAGATGCAGAGCTGTTGGCTGCAATCTGTGTCTGCTGTCCGGCATTATTGGCGATGATAGCCTGCAGGCGCTTCCAGAAGCCATCGGTCGGCTTGAGCAACTTCGGGTCAATGGTATCGGTGATATGACCACCTCCAACGGTGTCAATGCCAGATGAGGACACGTTCTTTGCGTCCTTGTCGCCGAACCATGTAAGACGCCAGAACATCTCGGTGATAGCCTTCTGGAGCAGAGGTTCAAGAACCTTGTCGAAGTAAGGCGTATCGGTGATGTCGCCTGCTTCTGTGCCAGGATGCATTCCATACTTGGCGAGCGTGTTGGTCAGGTCCTCGTAGCAAACAGACTTAGGGATGCGCCACTTGCCCAAATCCCAAGTCTTCTCGATACCAGTAACCTTAATCTTGCTGTAGGTGGGGTCACAGCCACCGCCGCTCTCGCCGACATCACCCATAGAGTCGAGCATACCGAACTTCTGACCATTGGTGAGGTCTGTCACCATGGTACAGGTACGCTCAAGGTCGGGGTCGTTGAAGATTGATGTGAAAAGCAACTCGTTAAGGTCACGAATCGCACCATTGTCGACGGTAAAACTATTGAAGTCTATTGTTTTCATATAATGCTTCTTGTTTTATTCGTTATACATGTTGATTACTACTTGCGAGCCTTGCGCTTTGCCTCCTGACGTTCACGCTGCTCACGGAGCATACGCTGTGCTCTTGTCTCGCCCTGCTGTCCGCCGTTGTTGTCGCCATGAGCCACAAACTTGCGGTTGCTTGCGGTGAATGTGGATGACATATCCTTCAGTCCGTCGAGCCACGCCTTGCCACCGGCTTTGTTTACGACATCAAGGATAGCCTTCTCCTCGTCGGTCTTTGCCTCTGGCTCCAGTGCTGCCAACTTTGCCTCAAGGTCTGTAACCTTGCTTTCGAGATTTGCCTTGTCGGTTGCGAGAGCTTCCTTCTCGGAGGTGAGTGTGTTCACCTGCTCGGTAAGGTCGGCTACCTGCTGCGTGAGGTTGTCTACCTGTGCCTTGAGGTCATTGCTTCCGTCACCCTCGCCGTTGCCGTCGCCACCTTCGCCCTCGCCATTGTCGGCAGGAGTGATGGACTCGATAACCTCGTCTGCAACTACGATAGTAGTGCCGTCCTCAAGAACGTATGTTCCGTTGGGATAAGCCTTGTCGCCAACCTGCGGGTCGCCGTCCTCACGCTCTACGGTGAACTCGGTGCCGTCGGCGGCGGTAATCTTTTGGTCGAGGATCTGCACGTCCTCAATCTTGGCGATACCAGCCATAGAGAGCAGCTTCTTTACGATGCGGTTCTCAATCTTAATCTGTTCTTTTGCCATTTTGCTTGATTTTGATGATTTATGTTTTTTCTTGTTGTCCGTATTAGGAGCGAGTGTTGAGGCTATAAAGCCAAGTTCCGTTGCCCGTGCCATATCAACGAACTTGTCTTCGTTCATGAGCGACTGCAATTCCTCGCGGTCGGCCCCGGTGCGCTCAACGTAAAGGTTCAGAATTTTGTTCTGCTCCTCCCTGAGAGAGAGTTCCTGCGCTGTTAGCTTTGCTTTGAGGTTGTTAATCTCGTCTGCCGTGAGCCTATCACTCGAACAAAGGTCAAGCCAGTCAAACGCAGGGTTGTGAATACATAATCTGGCGTTCTCAAAGCCAAATCTCCGTTCCTTTGGAGCGGCAAGGAGAATGATTGTCGCCATAGAGGAACACTCGCCCTCGATGGTAGCAGAAATTGTCTTGCCGGAGTTACGCAGAGCGTCATAGATTGCCCAACCTTCAATGCAATCTCCGCCAGGGCAGTGAAGCTTGATGTCAATCTCGTTGTCGCCATCATCCATGGAGTCAAGGAACTCTGGAATGTCTTTATAGCAAATACCGTCCGTGCCGTACCAGTCCTGCAGAAAGACCTTATCCTCCTCGTTGACAATCTGATTGTAAATTCTTAATTTTGCCATTTCTTCTTATGGATTATTAATCGTGCCTCACAGCAGAAATGAGGCAGTTTTGTTTTGTCAATAGCAAAGGTAAGTTATAATAAGCTGTGTGTTCGTCTGAGATAATCAAATAGTGGTGAACGCTATCGTTCAGTAAATAGATGCGTTTTTGCCAATAAAAAAGAGGAACGAGCCGCAAATTAGCCCGTCCCTCTACACTTAAAAAAACTAAACTATGAATCTTTATTCTTCTCTCCAATAGAAAGCAAAGCGTATATCTTTCTCGCTCACCTCCAATTCACAGCAGCTTGTATTTCTCTCTTCTTCACAGTTAAGGTATCTGAACAATTCATCCTTTAACTTTAAGATGTCAAGGTCGGTTGGATTACCATATACGCACTTGACAGTTCCGCTGTTGGTGCCAAAGGCGTAATCAACAAGATACAAACACCTGTCTCGCCAAAATGTTTGGCGCTCCGCTATTCCGTCATCGAACTCGCTGACAATTGTGTCGGCAAAATCTTCGAGAATATTCTTGTCGTCAATCGGTGCTGGAGTTAAATTTCTTTTGTTCATACCCACCAACTTTCTGTTTTTGCCGTTTTGTCTACCTTGATAGTTCCTGGTTTTATATAGTGCTCGTATGATGTGTAGTCCATAGACGACGTTCCGTTTCTATAACTGACAGTTATTCCCTCCGCATCCAAAGTGTGACCACCATGAACAGCATAGCCATCGCTCACTTCTGTATGTGGTCGACAATGAATGCCCACACCAATCTGTACTTGCGTGGAGTTTGCCACCTCACGATAGCACCCAAATATATAAACCTTTTGGTAGTTTTCGTGACCCTTGTATTTCTCCACAAGCTCGTCATACTCCTCCTGTGTTTCACATAGATAATATCTGTTTATGTTACTCCATGAATACCCTTTATTTGTGTCTGTCAATATTAGTTTCATATTGTGTCCTTTCCATATTTCTTCATCATGATACAATGTGTTATTTTCTCTTGCTCTTCCGGAGTCTTGTCACTGAACTTGTCTGCGACCCATTCTCGCAGGTTTCTGCGCTTGTCTTCGAGCGTAGGTCGGTTCGTAGGAACTATCGGGCATATTCTCTCTAACATCAATGTTGTTGGATTATCATAACGAGAGTCGTAGAACTCATTGATGAACTTATATAGCTCTTCAAATGACATATCATCAAAAACCTCGTACATCTTGGAGAGAACCAAGTCCGTGTCGACTTTCACGAAACGAGGATTGACAAATTCCATCTTCTCGCCGGTCCATACAGAAACGCTTTCCGAAGAACCGTAATAGCTCTTGTGGTTGTATAGTTTAACCAATACGCCTTCTCCTTGATATTTGCGGCCTCCCGATACATCACATGGAATTCCGAACTCCTCTATATCATAATCTCTCCACCACATTGTGGTCAGGCTCGATGGTGTCGATGCACTTTTTGCATAGTCTCGCATTGCAACAAGAGCATTATTTTTAATATTGTCGTCGGCTTCCGTAATACGAGGATAGTCATAATAAAAGTCACCACAATACCCTCTTGTTGTCCACTGACCGGTCTTTAGACGATTGTCGTCAGCATCAAAATACAGAAAGTTTGTATCTGAGTCGTCATAATAGTTATGGTCGCGTTCTACGATGATATATAGGTTCAATCCTTTGGTGCGCAAGTCTGCTCGCGTAAGATTGTATCTTTCTAATTCCAGTGTTGGGTATGCGTTTATCGTTTCCATAATTGCCGATATTAAAGTTCCTTCAGTATATCTTCGGTTGTTCCCTCGTACTCCCACCAACCTTCTGCGAGGTCGTGGTCTGCGCCATACTCCTCCATGAGGTCGTAGATTTCATCTGACAGATCCTCGTCCACATCATCAAATTCCATATTGTTTGAAGCGAGGACCGAACGGACTCTCTTCACACGCTCCATATCGACATTCTTTCTTACATAGGCAGCAGCCAGCTCCAAGTCTGTTGCATCAAAGAAAAGGTTGCCATTTTCCCATTCTGCCATTTCGCGCTCATCATCGAACTCAACCTTGATAAGGGAGAGCATACGCTGCGGAATGGCATCGATAAGTGAATTGCTCTCTCCTTTCTTCATATACTGGTTGAAGATACTTGCGTAGGTATCGAGCTTGATTTCACGCTCAATGTTCTTAACTTCGTTCTCGGTAAGACCCTTTTGGGTAAGGATATTCTTATAAGTTGCCATAATGTTTAGAATTTTAAGTGATTACTTATTTATCTTATTTGCATTACAAAGATAGTGATTTATTATCATATATGCAAGTATTTAACAAGAAAAGTTTATCTTATTTGCAAATTTATTTCATTGTGTATCAAAGCCTTACGGCATAAAAAAGCTGCCTATCCTCACGGACGAGCAGCCACCACAGTCAAATATGATAATTAGTAATCATCGCATTTTTCAAGATATTCCTTCCATGCGATAGGAAGGACTTTCTTTAGCAGCTCGTTACTCTTTGCTTCCTTATCATCAAAGAGCTCACGAACCGCTTCTTTCGGATCCATAGTGTAACCGCACTCATGGTTTCCAAACTCGTATATCAGAGCATCCTTTAACTGCTCCTCATCGGACAAGAACTCCTTTTGCAGTCTGTCCAGTTCCTCACCCCATTCAATAAAGAGGTGATAATCAGTCTTCAGGCAATAAGCACCACCTCCAAGGGGTTGCAATTTCTGCAAATCTTCCTCACTTGTTGTCAGCCCCCACTCCGACATCATTTCTTCAAACTGCTTCTGGCTAAAGGCTGCCTTTAACGGCAATTTGCTGAAACTGTCCTGTCGCTGTTTTCTCCAATCTTCGTATTTCATAGTTATTTCTTGTTAAGTTCTTGTCTAAGGAATAAGACAGTTTCCATGATGTCATTATAGAACCACTGCCACGCTAATATTCTCTTTTGTTCATCGGTAACCTTCAGCCACTCGCCACAAATTTTATGGTGACGGATGCAGAGTCTTTCGAGTGATGGAGCTATCTTCTTGCCGTATTCGGCTGCTAACTCGTCGTAATCCATTTCCTTGCCGGCAAGAACTCTTCTTGCCAAGCGGGTTGCTGTATCGTGCCAAAGCTCATAAATGGAACTTTCATTTGCAAGCATCAAATGCAAACTATTCATATCGTCGGTGCGCTTATACTGCACCATTTCTAAACTTGTCATAGCGTATTTGTTTTTTAGTCAATATAATCGTTGAATTCAAACACTTCGGTATTTCCTTCGTAATGTGGCTTCTTGTCACAGACATACCCCATCCATGAGCCATATTCATAAACTCTGTACATGTGGTAGCCAGCCTTTATGAGAGCTTGAAAAGCTGCTTTCATTTCGCTGCCGTGGAATTTCACAAAATCATCGCTGTCAAACAGAGCCTTGTGGTCAAACTCATAAGCCCTACCACTTTTCTTGTGAATACGCAAACCAAGCGTTCTCACACGATAGCCACCGTCATTCACAGGGTGGAAGATGTTGTGATAACACCCTGTGCGATTGTCAAGGAAGACATCGCAGATTTTCTGTACTACATCCTCCCGAACTTCTGTCGGTTGGATGTAGTCGTTTTGTGGAATGTTTACTCTGATTTCCATAGTCTTGTCTTAGTTATAATACTCCACCTCGCTCAAATTCTCGATTGCAACCTCTTCGCCATCCTCGTCGAACACCTCGATGCTCAATATCTCGGCATCTTCAAAATCGGTGTGGGACACATTCTCGTAGCAGTTGTACGGCACCTCTGAATGGTAGTCGTACTCCTCAACGTAGTTTCCACATACCTTGTAGGTTATGAAGATTACAATTTTGTCCTGCTCGATTTCGTCCTCAATCTCGCTTGACCAACCGTCTTCTAACTCTGCGTTCTCAATAGATGCGCTGATGGCATTCAATGTTTGCTGTGTAAGTATCATATCTTATTTGCTTTTAATTGGTGATTACCTGTTTATCTTATTTGCATTACAAAGATAGTGATAAGTTATCAAATATGCAAGTATTTAACAAGAAAAGTTTATCTTATTTGCAAATTTACTTCATCCATCCAACGAGTATGAAAAAGGCATCTATCCAAGGAACGGACGGATGCCTTTTCGTTGATTACTGCGCTCTTCTAAGCTCTTCCACGGTAACATCAACAACTCTTGCTGCTGCATACAGGGCGTTACTTGTCAGCTGGCGCTGCCATGCTGTATTTGACGGAGACCACCTAAAGCCGTTACTTTTGAGCTTGCTTATGACCTCAGCCTTTGGCTTTCCGTCAAAAACTAACTGAAGGCGGTCAAGAGAGTAGTTTTTAACGATGCTACAGCCTTCCTTCTCGATAGTCACGCTCTCCTTTTCCGAACGAGTTTCTGCTTTCTCTACACATCGTTCACATAATTCCTGGAGCTTCCAGAACTTGTGACGCTGTGTAATAAGCGGCTTCTTCAATTTATCGTTCCATTCTACAACTCGCTTAATATATCTGTCAAGCAGGGTCTTTTCACCGTTCTTGGCAAGCGTTTCAGCCTTGCCGTACAGAGAGTTCACGAATAGACTGCGATGATACGGAGCATTGTTCTCGTCAATGTCGCGTATAGAATTTGCGGTGAAGTCAAGGTCGTGGCGAATTTTATCCCAACGTTCGTCCTCACGTTGCTCAAGAGGCTTCGCATCCTCCAATGCTTTGCGGATTGATTTCAATGTCCTTTCTCGCCAAGCGGAGAAGTCCTCACACGCTTTCACATATGAAGCGTTGGCTTTTTCATTCTTTGAGTTGTTGAACTTTGCAGGCCCGGTAACAAAAGCACTTGCTATACGGCTTTCCTTGGCAAGAATCGTAGACACCCAAGAATGATATTTGTTATAGTATTCTTCTTGCTTCTCCGTAGGAATATTGGCAAGGTCTGCATTAAGCCCTTCTTCGTAAGAAACCATTTCAACCTTTGCTGCACGTTCCGGATCCATCGAGGACCAGTTATGAGCCGAGATAGCTGTTTGGTAGAGGTCTCCGAGGTGTCGCTTGTCGTTAAACTTTGTCACCTCATATTTCCCCATTACTGCAGTTGCATTTACCGAGATATAAATATCCTCTTTTGTATTCACATTTGTTAGGCGATGATATTGCTGGTCAAACATTCCAGTACCTCGCTCTTTTCTTGCGTATGGATGAAAGTCATATACGTTCTCGGCAACACCAGCTTCGCATACCTGAACCACTCTATGGCAGTTCATAAATGAAAGTTTTTCCATATTCTAAAATTGTGATTAGTAAATATATGCGTAAGCGTATGGATATCCACCGGACATTTCGGCACCTATCCAAAAGGTAAGTCCTCTTCCTCGGCAGAAGTCTACAACCTCCGTTCCGAAGAAGAATGTTCCTGATGTATTCTTTGGCCCAGGAACGACTTTTATTGCTGGCATTTCGCCAGCTTCTTCCACTACCTCGCATGAACTTGCATCTTCCATATTGCCAATGAAACGTCTTAGCTCTTCGGCAAGCTCTTTTACTTTGTCTTTTTCTATCATAACTTTTATTTTTTATAGCCGTCCAAAATGACAGCGGATTCCTTGTTTACATTCTTCGACTGTTCTCGCTCCATAGGTCTGCTGCCAGTGCACTCTGCCATCATGCTCATGCACTTCAACAAAAACGCCCCACTTGTTTCCCCAATTACCACTGGTAGCAGGATTTACACGCTCGATTTTATAACCTCGGTACATCATAGTTATCTTGGATTTTTTGTAATTTCAGACTCTTCAAGCAGTTGGATAAGTCGCTCTACTCCATTTGCAAGACGCTTGATGTTTCTCGCAAACTCTTTTTCTTCAATTGTGAAAGGTGATTGCATATTTCTTGTTTTTAGAAGAGAGCCGAGCTAAAGGATGCTCGGGCTCTCGATTAGACATTAGAGTAACGAATCTACGCAAAAGGAACGGAAAGCGTTCTTCTCCAAATCCCAATAGCGGATGGTACAAGCAGGAGCTGCATGACCAGTGCCTTTCACCTCGTACTGATAGAGGTTCTTTGCAAGGGTTCCGACTGCATTTCTGAGTTCGCCATTGGTCTTTCTGAACACAAAGCGAACAACTCCAAGAGCCATCTGAGCCTTGAGCTTGTAAGCGTGCCATGCTTTGCGGAGGGCTTCAGAGAAGCTCATCGCCTTGTGTCTACGAAGCGTCTCCCAAGCAGCCTTCATTACCATACTCTTGTTAATTCTCACTGAATTGTTATTTGCTGTACTTGCCATAATGTTTAGAGTTTTAAGTGATACCTTTTTTATCTTATTTGCTAATGCAAAGATAGTCAAAAGTTATCATATATGCAAGTATTTAATAAGAAAAGTTTATCTTATTTGCAAATTTATTTCACTGAATATCAAGTAGTTAGGTTGTCACTTATGGACGCTTTCGACATTGACAAACTTGTACCCACAGAATGGGCAAACCTTGGTTGTGTCTGGCAAGTATGTTTCACGAAAGTTGCGGTAACATGAGTGACACATCTTTGTCTTGCCATTGACAGCTCCATATATAGCCATCGCTAAAATGACAACGATAAGCGCTATTCGCCACGCATTTCAAAGTATATTCTTTTGCTTCTGTGTCATCGTTTTGTTGTTACAGGGTTAAACAAATCGTAGTCGGATGGTACGGAGTTTTCCCAAGAGTCAACAAGCTCGTCACCGACAATATCACGGATGCTCTTTTTCCAATAGATAGGCGTTTCACCTCCTACATAGAATTGAACTTTAGCCACCAGCTCCTCAACCTGCTCCTTGGAGAATTCAACTCCCATTTTGGTAACGAGTCCTACCTTGAAGAAATCACAATATGGCTTCGCTTTCCGTACAACATTCACAGCCTTGTTTATATCGACAACTGGTTCAATGCTGGCAAATGTCTTGATGCCGAGTTCTTTCAACTTCTCCATAGCCTTGATGCGTTGGGCTGTGTTGTTTCGGCAATAGCTTTCCATTGACTCCATGCCGGTAAGAGTAAAGCCTATTGCTATGCTGTCAGCAAAAAGCTGCAATTCTTTCGTGTAGCGAGGGAGAAACACCCAGTCCGTGCACTTGGTAAGCACCTGCACCTTCACATCTTCTTCAAGGGCGTGCTCCACGCACATCGTGGTAAGGTCTCGCGTTTCCGGCAACATTGGGTCACTGACAAACGAAAAGAAGAGCGAGTCGGTAGGCTTCATCAGCTTCTTCGCTTGAACAAGTTCTTTCTCGAAAATGGCAAATGCCGTCTTCTCATCGATGAGGCTCTTCTTTAATGACACCGTTTCAACACCAAGGATTGCGGACGTAATTCCATGGCGATTATAACAATAGCTGCAAGTATTGCTGCAACCATTGTATAAGTTACAAGCCCAGTGGCAGTACTCGTAGGCTGCACCACTGAGCTCATATATCGCCTTGCCTTTAAACTTGCTCGGCTGTTTCATCGGCTTTCTCTTTTGACTTGTTAGCAGTCAGCAGCTCGCTGATTTTGTCGTTCACCCAGGTTACGTTGTGTATGAGCTGGCGACAATCAGACATTGCGTCATGCTCCACCCAACCATCAGAATGAGGGATGATAGAATACGGATCCTCAACAGTTGGGTCTATAAGGCGAACACCTTCATAGATGAACGTGCGGCTGTCACGGACATTGAGATACTTCCATGGTAAATTCTTCTCTTCTCTGTCCTTATTGACAACAACGTAAGCGTTGCGAAGGATAGAAATGTCAAAATCTGTCCCTTGACACCAAATAATCACTTCGTCCGCACCGTTCTCTGCTTTTACTTCTTTGATGAAGTCCGTCAGAAACATGAGTACGTATTTCACGTTTGAAGTGTACGAGAATTGTTCCTTCACCTTTTCCGGCTTCTCACTCCACCAATCTACGGTCGCTTGGTCGATGTCAAAGCCATACATCGCACACGATGTACCATCAACAGCTCTGAAGAACTCTGTCTTCTCTCCTGTTACTTTACTCTCACCAAGGCTGAACGCTTTGGCTGCAATACCAATGATAGCAGCCGTAGAACGTCTTGACAATGTCTCCAAGTCAAGAGCGATGTTCACTACTTTCTTTTTCATAATTACGTTTTTTATGTTAGTTTATAAACCTATTCTTTAGCTTCTCATGAAGAGCTTTCATTTTACAGAGACACCATTCTTTGTCTGCCAGAAGGTCTTTGATGTGATATGGAGCGCCATTCTTGCCATGACCATCAGGGCCGAGCCACAAATAAGTTTCTTCGTCCACATCATAGCCGTCTATGTATTCCCCGAGTTCTTCAACAAACTCTTGTGCAGAACCATCGCCATACCAAATGGTGGGACAGAAATCCTCGCCTGCAGGACTGAATACAGCAATGTCCACAATATGCTTCCCATCTTGGATTGAAGGACGTACAGACCAGCCTTCTGCTTCTATAGCTTTTAATAATTCTTCATCCATAACGTTAATTCCTAAAAATGTGAATACCCACAATTTTGTGCACCATGTTCGGCTGCGCCTTGCGGAATGTATCTGCTATGCGCTTTTCAAACTCTTCCCAAGTCTCATTTTCCTTCCGGGGGGGGGTAATTTATAATGTCCACAGGGACACTGAAACCTCCGTCAAGGTACAATATTGCCTTTTTCATACACAGACCTCCTTATTCAACGACTTCATCAGCCAGCCCTTGCGACAATATGTGGTCCTGCATTAAGTCCAACGCTATATCCTCCGGAAAGTCGGTAACTGTAGCTGCTGCTTTTTCCAGGACTGATGCCTCGCACGAAATGTAGGAATACAACTGGCGAAATTTTCTTACCAGCTCTTGAACCTTGTTATTTACTTTTGATTTCTCCATAATGTTTAGAGCTTTAAATGATTATTTGTCTTATTTGCAAGCGTTTTCGCACTATCACAACAATTCCTCCCATTCGTTTAAGTTGCCTTCTTTGACCACATAGTTGATTTCTCCAGTGAGTGGTGTCTGCATGTGTTCTTTCAAATAGTCGCGGATATACTCATAGACATCGCTGTCTTGCTCTTCCATCCAGTCTGTATCAAACTCTCCCCTTGTCATCACTGCATGAACAGCTTTGTCAAGGGTGCCAAAAACTCCCATAAGTATATAGCTGCATACGGACATGTGTGCATCGGTCTTGAATACTACAAAGACCTCAGATTGTCTTTTGTTTTTCATGCACATACCTCCTTTAGTGTTTGCAGCAAGCCTTTGACAAGAATGAGAAGCGTATGCTCGTTTATCTCGCCGTTAAGGCTTGCAAGATATGGGGTTTCAATGCTGATAATCCGGTTTCGCTTGCATAGCTCGAACGGTTTGCCGTCTTTAACATCCCACCACTCCTGCGTGACGACCTTAAAAGAGAGCGGCACCTTGCCATGGTCTTTCAGCCACTTGTTGAGGCTAATGACTTGGTTCATTATTCCAAAGTCGTCTATCCAATTCTGATTGATAGACTGGCGGAACAATCTACCACCTTGCTCTTCCCACGGAAGAACTTCAACGTTACGCATTTGGGCGAACTCACGACAGTTGTACGCAAAGCTGTTTTCGTTACTCATAATCATCCTCCTCGTCGTCAAAACACCAGTCATTTTCTTCATCCTCTCCGCTTTCTTCCCAAACATCCTCAAATCCCTGGACAGGATCTGCTTCTGGGATGCCAATTATATACTCTCCACTTTCTGTAAGTGCAGGCCATTTGATGTTAGGATTGTTGCCTTCCGGATATTTGGAATTAAAGTCACCATCAATTCCAAAGGCGAGTTCTATGCCAATATGCCTTATATCGTCCGTCACGCGGTCCGTTCCAACCTTACGTCCATCAGGGCAAGAGATAACACCACTACCGTCCTCATAGTCTTTGTGGCTGTACCCGTTCATTTCGGCAAGTAATTCATAAAAGTCCTTACCACCGAACACTCCGTAGCCCTCGTAGCGTTCCTCCTTCCACTTATTGCCCTTGTCGTCAACAAGGTAAACAGTATGCTCCTCGCCATTCACTATGCGATGATGCGTATCCATTGTAAACCAACTAAATTGTCCCATATCTTTGCTTTTTAGGTTTTACTATTTCTTGGTGTATCTATAAAGCTCGTCTGTGTCGTACCCAAGCTCATCACAGACAGCATCAATTTTATCAGCAGGAGCGGTAAAGGAGACATAAGCGTCTCCACAATCCTCACCATCCCAATAGGTGTCAAGAACATCACCTCCGGCTTTTGTAACTTCATACTCTGCGGAACGAATATCCCCTTCGTGCTCGCAATCAACTATCGGGTAATGATAAATCTTAGTTGCCATTATTTTTCCTCCTCCTTGTTTTGGTAAACGATTTCAAAAGTGTCCTCCTTGATGCTTCTGCCAACAAGTGCCGTAAAGACGATGCTTTCGCCCCAGTTTTGCTTAAGCTCTTCAAGCTCCTTATCGGTGCTGCGTGTGTGGGTTCCTGTCTTACGCACAGCCCAGTAGAAATGTCCGTCACGCTTTCTCTTTGCGAGGTCGTCCACCTTTTCAAGGTCATAGATAATATCAGAATAGAAACCCTCCATAACCTTCATTGCAGTGTCAAGCATATCCTTCTTCAGTTCGGTTGCTGACTTGAATGTCTTTGTTATTATTGCCATAATGTTTAGAACTTTAAGTGATTACTTTTTTATCTTATTTGCTAATGCAAAGATAGTGATTTATTATCATATATGCAAGTATTTAGCAAGAAAAGTTTATCTTATTTGCAAGTAAAATTCACTAAATCCGTGTCGTGAGCAACTTGATAAAAAACTAATGTATTTTTCTTATTTGCACCTTTTGTCCGCAATGGCATAGCGGACAGCTAATTACTTTGTATTATCTTATTTGCATTAAAGGCTACCTTTATTTTGTGGTCTATTATAGAAGGCAAAGAACAAGCAATTACCCGTAATCGATGTGTCACAATAGACATGCGTCTTGTAATTGTTTTTGGCTTCAAGAAGGTCTACAAACCCACTTAATCCCTTAGCTTCTTCGCTTAGTTTGCAGATATAACCAGTGCCGTATTCTGCATCATAATTGAGCGTGTACAAATCACGCATCCCTGGACTTGAAGCAAGTATTTGACGAATGCCAAGTTCTTTTAGAATATTTTTTCGCCCGTGATAAGGAGTATAGCCGCTTCGCAGTAAGTTTTCCGTTTGGGTAGGCAAACACTTTGCAATGTCGCCAAATCTGTTTACAAGCACTCCTTGTTGGCTGTTGTGTATTGCTGCCCGGTTGGCAGTCTTACAGTTCAATTTTTCCATACGCTCATAAAAATTTTATCTTTATTTTTATACTTCAAAGATAGTTATAATTTATCATATATGCAAGTTTTTACAAGTATAATTTATCGTATATGCAAATTTTATTTCATTGATTATCAACATCTTACATTATCTACATCAATATACTTATAAACATTTATGCAATACACATCATCCAACAGAAGCCTATTTCTCGTTTTTGATAGGGAGAAACTTAAATGCGATTTTTGAAGTTTTTGGCTAAAATTGATTAACTTTGCAGGCTATAAACATTTTATTATTATGAAGAAATTACTCACAATCGCGCTGCTGACCTTGCCTTATCTCGGGTTTGCGCAGTCAATCGTCAGCAATACTCATATTGACGGAAATCATATCGTCGTGACAGACAAGCAAATTTGTAGATCGTTCACAGACACTAAGGTTTTGGCTGTAGGCTTATCTGCTGGCAAGGGGCAAGCAAGTGACAAATACACATATTTTCTCGACCTAAAGATTACTTCAAGCGAGAAGATTGTTATGGAAAGAGGTGCGGAAATGACCTTGTGGCTCAAAGGAGGTGAAACGGTCAAGTTGTCTGCCGTTGATAACTCAGACGCAGGGCTTGTTCGCGATATTCATAGCGTAAATGGATTTGTCACACACGACTACAGCGCATATCCAATGTTTGTTGTAACAGAAAGCCAAATCGAAGCTATCGCCACGAAAGGAGTTGAGCAAATATTATGCAATACCACCCCCGATTCATACTCCAAGGAATTCAAGAAAGACAAAATAGGAAAAGCTATTGCTGAACGATGGAGTTTACTTAAAAAAACTCTATTTCCTCAACAAAGAACCAACAAAGCAACAAATAATACAGATAAACCTACGTTCTTTCCCAAACTTTTTGGACTCAACAAGAGTGTTTCGTTTGGCATAATAGGTGCTCGTTTGGAAAGTTTCGACTACGGAGCAATCGGCTTTAATGTAACTGCATTTGGCGTTTACGCTGATTTTATGGGCTGGCCACGAAAGCACGAGAATGATGTAAGGGTAGATAAGTGGAAAGACCACTCGGTATGGGCTGCACACATTGGCTATCAAATACCATTTCACTACTACAATGGCAGCAGCATAAGACTCATACCAATGGCAGGCTATGCGAGTATAAAGGAAGGCATTACCGATGGCGGTGATTGGGATGTAAACCAGGGAGGTATTCATAATAGCTTCCGCGTTACCGAACAAAAGGGCGGTTTTGATTATGGCGCTGCATTGGTCTTCCAAAATACCGACAAGAAAATCGGAGCATACACCTTCAGTCTTGGAGCAACCAGACACGCTGTTTGGCTCGGTTTGGGCTGGGAATTCAACTTCAAAAAATATTCTGTCACAAACTAACAAAAATGGCTGAGGCTCTTAGTTTTGAGCTCCAGCCATTTTTTTTGTTAGAACAAAGATTGTTCTTTGGCGATATGTTTCAAACGGTTCTCGGCAACGCTGTAGAACCGTTTGTCTTTTTCTATACCCACATATATTCGATTGAGCCTTTCAGCAGCAACGGCTGTGGTGCCGGAACCAAGGAAAGGATCGAGAACTGCATCGCCCTCCTTGGTTGTGAGCCTGATGATACGTTCAAATATCTCGGTCGGCTTCTGCGTAGGATGCTCCTTCTTGGTTACAACCCGACTATGGAACACGCGGTTATAAAGCTCGTTCTCGTCAAGATTGTTCAGTGCCGTTCCCTGCTCGTATATGCGAATGATGAACTCAACGTTCTGTGAGAAACGCTTCTTGCTGATGATATTCAACGGCTTCTCCCAAAGGAGGATGGCAAACTTATATCCGTGACGTTCTGCCCACGCAATATACGCTGCAAGTTGAGCTTCGGCACAGAAGATGAAGGCGTTCATCTTTATCATCAGGCGAGGTATCTGGTCGAGAAAGGCATTTATTTCTTTCTCGCCAAACTTCACCCCAATACGACAAAGGTCGCTGTCGTAGTCGTACAATCCCGACTTTGCTATCAGCTTCTTGGAACCTTCCTTATACATCTTGCGGCAGTTGGATTTGGTGAAGTTGTAAGGAGGGTCAGTAATCATTACCGAAAAGCTATATGCTGGGAGATTACACAGCACATCTTCATTGTTCTCGTTGTAGAGCTTGCTTTCTGTTATCTTGTTGTAGTACTTCATACTTTTACTCTTTCTCCAAAACGTTTAACAATCTTGTAAATGCCACGCTCGGTAATACCATACTTGTTGCTCAAGTAGGCAACAATGTAGTTCACCTTATGCTTCTTTGACTTCATCTTACGAAATTCTTCTACCATAGGAAGATAGTTAAGGTCTTTCGTATCTATACCATTGTCATTGAGCAGACGGAACAGCTGCTCATTCAATTTGATAATCTCGTATCTTGTCATTTCTAAAAGTTGTCTAAGTTTTCTATCATCTTTATTCTGTCTTGCGCTTCTGTTATTTCCACAACGGAAACAACAGGCTTTATCTCTCGAGCAGCTTCAGCAAATGAATCCGTAAGCGACTCAGCACTCTCGACTCTCTCATAAGCACCATTCATGCTGATTGGCACGCCGGCACCGATGGAGTTCATCACTGTAAGCAGAGGCTCAAATATCTTCGTAGCCTTTGCTGTCATCACAAACTCTCCATTAGAGAGGTTAGCCGGGATAGAGTCACTCGTGCCAGTTCCAGGACCATTGACCTTACCACCTTCTGCGAAATTGGCTGACTTAACCGTTGATACTGCGGTAGCAATATTGGCAAGAACTGTGGCTACGGTTGTGGCTACAGCTGCAAGGTTGGCTGGATATGGGAGCTCCATGGCGTTTGCGACACCTGCAGATATGGCCTTACCCGTGTCAACAGTAATCTTGAACAGCGTAATAATCTTGCTTAGCTTCGCAAAATTCTTGTCGCTCTCACCTATGGCATCCATGAGAGAAATGATGCTGTCACCCACATTACCCATAGCCTTTGCATAGGCTTGTTCATTTTTCAGCGATGCCTTGTTGAGAGCAATCTTTGCGTCTGACACAGCTTTCTTGGCGTCAATGACACGTTTGCTATACTGCTCTTCGGTCTCTGTTTCAAGCTGTCCTTGGTCTTGTATAAATTGCAGTCTTTGTTCAGCCATTTCCTGCTGTATCTGCAGTTTACGCATTTCAAGGTCGGTAACGGCATTAATGTCGTACTCTTGCATATATTGTTCCAAGGTCTGCTTGTTGTTCCAGTTGTCGTTTATGCTTGTAAGCTCTTCTGTCTGAAACTGCTCAACCATCGTCATTTCGTTCTGCAGAGCAAGCTGTCGCTGTTCAAGCATAAATTGATTGTGAGCTTGGCGCAACTGGTCTTCTTGCTGCCAAGACTGCTCCAGTCTATTTGCACGCCGTTCTGCATAATCTGAGCTGATGCGTGTGATTTCTGATTGTGCATACTCAACCGATGCTGTGGCTTGTGCAAGCTGTTCCTCCGTAGCCGTTCCGGACTGCTCCAACTCCGCAAGAACTTTCTGGCGATACATCAAAGCTGTTGCAGCGCCTTTTTGGGCGGCATCCTCCTCTTGCTTAAGAGCGAGAATGTCAAGGTCAGCTTTCTTTCGGTTCTGCTCCAGCTTCAGGTTTAATTCCTCTTCGGAGCCTTTCTTCACGATAGACAGGCGTGATTCAATTTGCTTCTGCTGTTCGCCAATCTTACGCTTGATGTTATCATCATCAAGTTTATCAAGTTCCTCTTGGAGTTTCTTTTCTTTGGCAACTATAATCTGCCTAATAGCTTCCTTGGAATTCTCCGTAAGGGTCTTGTCGGTGGTGAGTTTGGCTTTCAGCTTGTTAATCTCACCATTGTACTGGTTCTCGAGAAGGGCTTTTCTCTTCTCGGCACACTCACCGAGCAGGTCAAGCATTGCCTTCTCGGCTTCTGCTACGAGTTTGGCTTCTTCCTGTGCAGCCTTGGCTCTGGCACGGTCCTCCTTTGTGGTTTTTGTGGTTTTCTTGCCATCACCCTTACCATTTCCATCGCCATTTGCGTCAGGAGTAGTGCCGTTGCCGTCTGTGGTTTCTGTGGGTGTATTAACGGAGGCTTTTGCCTTTGGCTTTGCTTTTGTCTTTACTGGGATCGGATCGTCAGCGATAGGCTTGATATGTGCAACTGCACCTTGCGTTAAGGTCTTGTTGTATGCATCGAGCACATTGTCTGCTACATTTCTGCCAAACTTCTTGAAGTCGCCCAAGCCCTCCTGGATGGTCTTCCCAAAGTTGCTTGTTATATCTTTTACTCCTGCCTTTATATCGCTCCAAGAGAAAGTTGCAACGCCTTTAATAATTTTCCCGAGTCCACTGAGAGAACGGCCAACGGATTTCACTCCATCGATGATAAGATTAAAAACGAGCTTTACCCCTTCCCAAAGATTTTTGAACTGTAAGGCGACCAGCTGTATGGGCAAGCGAACCAACGCTATCTTGTTGTATAGGTCAATACATTTATTCATTACCCAGATGATGGCATTAGCTATAGCCCTAAAAGCAGCGGTAGCATAGCTTTTCAAGTTTGCCCACACTCCTTTGCCTTCACTTAGTTTGCTGTAGAGTTTCATAAGCAAGTCGAAAGCAAGACTCAGTACAGCAGTGAGTATAAATCCCTTGAACGCAGCCCTTGCCGTGGCTACAAAGCTGGTTACTCCAACCTTTGCGATAGTAAACGCTTTAGTCCAAGCACTTCCTGTTTCAAGTGCAGCAGCACGTTCCCATAGCGTAATCTCCGCTGTTTTAGCCTTCTGCGTCATCTTCTCCGCATTGGCAAGCTCGCGCTTCTTAGCTACAAGTTGTGTTTCAATGCGCTCACGCTCGATAGCATTCGCACTCTCTAATTGCTTTGTAAGAGAAGCGGTTTGCTTTCTCAGAGCAATTTCATTGTTTTGACATACCTGCACTTGTTGGGTGGCTGCTTGGGCATTACCTACAGCAGAGTTCTTCATCTGAGTAAATGCAGACACTGCACCATTAATGAGTTTGGCGAAAGATATTCCAGCTATTACACTTGCTATAATCTGCGCAATGTCGCCAAAATGCTCACGCACAAAATTGACGAGTTCACGGAGTGCTTGCAGTGGAGCAACAAGGGCGTCCGAATTACTATCATAGATGGAGAGCAAAAATGCCTCCCATGCGGATTGCAAGCCTTTTATTTGTTGGGTGACCGTACTCATAGATACCTCAAACATATCTCCAGTAGTACCTTGTGCCTCTTTCAGGCCTCCGAGCTTCGTTTGGAGAGCATCGATGTTATTGAGAAGAGCCATTGCTTGTGGAGACACACGACGACCGAAAACATCAGCAAGGTCATTAGCCGACGATGCGGAACTCATTATACCGGAGTCACGGAGTTTCTCAAGGGTCTTTGTAAGACCGTCCGTTTTCAAAGACTGCTGGTCAATGCTTATTCCGTACTTCTCGAATACCTTTTGCTGCTTTGCTGTTGATGTGGCAAGTCCAAGCATTACCATACGGAGAGCAGAGCCTGCATCAGATCCCTTGATGCCGACATCAGCAAGAACCCCAAGGGCAGAGTTTACCTCCTCGATAGGCTGACCAAGGGCATGACCGAATGGAGCCGCATTTTTCAATGCTTCCGCCAACTGGCTTACGTTTGTGGCTGAATGTGACGCTGTATAGGAAAGCGAGTCACTCACATGCGCCATACCTTCTACACCCATATTAAAACCATTGCTTACATTGGTCATAATGTCGGCTGCTTCTGCAAGACCAATCGTATTGGCTTGGGCAAACTGCAAGGTCGGCGACAAAGCATTTGTGGCTTGAGCAGCATTTAGACCGTTTCGGGTAAGGTTCTCCAACGCTCCTGCCGCTTCAGCTGCTGTATATGCCGTTGTCGCTCCAAGGCGTTTCGCCTCGTCTGACATCATTTTCATGTCATCTGCACCTGCCTGTGTAACAGCATGAACACGAGCCATTCCGTCATTAAAGTCTCTACCTACTTGGATTATCTTTTGACCAAATGCCATAATTCCACCGCCAGTAACAATACCGGCGATGGTTGAGCCAACTTCCATGAACTTGCTCTTAATGCTTCCAAGAGCCGTTGTAACAGAGGCTGGGTAGTTACCAACATTTCGATAGAACCGCAGCGTTCCCTCCTCGGCACCTTTCAGTTCGTTGGTAATCTGAACGATGTGGTTCTTCAATTCTTTACCTTTAGCACTATCGCGCTCTGCCCTTGACATTGCATCATAGGCTGCGGTAGCGTTGGAGAGTTCTGCTCGCAGCTGCTTCAGCGAGCCCTCATTCTCCTTCTGCACCTTTATCTGGTTCTGTACTTGACGGCTAAGCGTATTGATAGCATCGCCCTGCTGCTTCATGAAAACACGGCTTGCCTCAGACTGCTTGTCATATTCAGCCTGAGTGATTTTGCCGTCCTTGAGGTCTTTTTTCAAGGCTTTCATTTGCGCTCTGGCTTCGTCTATCGCAGCCCGATACTTTGCCATTGCATCAACAGCCTCCTGGTACTTTACTTGTATATCTACAATCTTGACCTTTGTGTCTTGACTTGTTGCCATTGTATTTACCTTATTTGCATTGTTAATTAAAAGTTTCTAAACGGTCTCACCCATCTTGCGTCAGAACGATAACCGAAGCCTATACCCTTGTCTATTGAGTCATTCGTGGATGATTTGTACAGATGATAAACGTAGCATCGCAGATTATCTTCGTAATATCTTGTCGAAACGGTATAGGTGTATGAGGAGTCTTTAACTAATGCCCCTGCACCAATCGTTGATAACAGAGCTTCTATCTCATTGAGGTAGCTCCCTACAAGTTTCCATTCTGCCACAGAACCTATAAATCCACACTTTCCACTTGGGAAGATGAAGTTCTTAGCTATACCGGCTGCACTGTATGGTGCTTGAAGGAAATAACCATCAGACTGGGTAATTGCTGCTGCAATCTTTTCAGTGTTCTCATATCCATTAAACTCCGTAGTGCTTGATGACAAGCCACTGACCTCCATGTTACGCCCTCCAAAGTACACGCGGTCTCCGCTGTTCGCATCCGTGGTTGCAATAATGAATCTGTGCGTGCCATCGGAAACTGCAATACCCTCAACCTCGCTATGTCCTTTTTTCGTTGCCACCCACTCATTTTCTGTATAGAGATTGTAATCTTTATCGAGAATTAGGGCGTGTTCCGAATCGAGTTTTGTAAAGTCCACTACGGTTTCACCTACTACAGTGACCGTTTTTGTTACTGAGCGCATCAAGCCGTTTACTCTTGCTCTTACAGTCACTGTGGTAACTTCATCCGTGATGATTTTGCTCACAGATAGCCTTAACTCCGTATCAGAGATTTTTGACAGCACGACCGCACTGTTACTTGACACCATTGTAACCTCGCTGACAGACGCCCCTCTTGGAGAGTACACAATCTCAAATGTAGCTGAGCCTGTTCCGTTTTCTGCCTTGAAACTATCGTCTCCGTTTATCGCTATACTACCATCCTCTATAGGAGTGGTATGTAACGGCACACTTGCAAACGGACGGACATGGGCACCGCTCTGCTTCGACATTTCGTAATACTCGACATTAGCTCCAAAATGCGCAATCCATTCATAGTTAGCGTTCTTTTGTGTTGAGCTGTGGTAATCACAAGAATTTGCGCTCACAAACAACTCGTCAGCTCCAATCAACGCAAGGAGTCGGTTAATCTGTGTTCGCTTGCTTCCGACCATATACCACTCGCCAAGTGCGCCAATATAGGCAGTCTTGCCGCTTGGAAAATCAGAACGTTCTCTTAACTCTGTCACCGCAGCTATTCCTGCAGACTTCATCGCTTCTGTGTTAGAAGAACCACCAAAGTCGTTTTTTGCTAAACCTACGTCGTCGGCTGAGGTTTGGTTAGACACGAGTTTGCCTTGTCCCATATCCTTAGATGTGTAGTAATGCTTCTTGCCTACGATAAACCTATGACTCCCGTCAGATACCGCAATGCCGTCAGCATCTTCATTATCATTACCTGATGTCTTCCATTCGATTTCATTATAGAATTTGCCGTTTCGGTCTACAATAAGTATTCCTGCGTTGTCAAGAGCCGTCACAGACCACATATCGACAAAGCGCACACTAATGACGAATGAACCGCTTAACGCCATTCCGTTGTATTCGGCTTTCACGGTTATCGAAACCGTCTTGTCTTCTGTTATGTTTGAAGCCGTCAAAGTGGCTGAAGGTACATCAGAGACACTGGCTGTAATGCTACTATCGGTAGACGTGATACTCTTAATTTTTGCAAATGTATTGTATGGGCGTACCAACACTCCGACTTTAGCAGAGCCGAAGCCATTAACGGCATCAAAGGACATATCGGTGTAGCTTCCGTTCAATGACAAGACTATAGAAGGCTGCACTATGGATATTGTCATTGACTTTGCGAATGAAGAACCGTCCTCCAAGGTTGCCGTAACGGTTATGCGGACTGCCGTCTCATTACTTGGCAAGTTTGAGGCTGTGAGTGTAAAACCCGCCAGGCTTACGTTAGAAACATTAACAAAGCTATTATCTACAACAACATTTACAGACTTGACACTTACATCTGCGTAGTTTGGAGAGAACGTCAACATGTAATCGTGACCGATAAAGTCAGCAATGCTTGAGCCACCAATAATTGCCACGTCATTGACCTTAACAGAATTGTCGTTTTCGTGTTCGTCACCGAACTCATCCGTCATCTGCAGTTGGTCTATGTCAGACACGAAATAATACATCTTTTTACGCACACGTTCCACCAAATCACCTTCAGGGCTATAGATGTCAAAAATGAATTTGAACACATGAAACTTTCCGAAATCGTCTCTTGTGAATGTTAGAGTTTTATTGACTCCAGCTTCACAACGCACATCATCATAATAAACTCGCAACTTGACATTCATGTCCTTTGTATAGACTACGTCAATTCCCCTTGTTTTCGTTAGTCGTAGGTTTACTACTTGCGGAACACTGAACGTAATCTGATACGAATTCCCCTTGAGTTTATCAGCCTCATAAGGGCATACATATTGTGATATGTAAGAACCGTTAATAGGTTCATTAAGCGTATTGTATGTGGTGCGCCATTCTCTATGCTCATTGTTTGCAAATATCTCATACCGTATTGGGCATCTATTCGAGGTGTAATTTCTCTCCAGTTGCAGTTCAAAACCTATGATACTATTTGTTATACGGTACGAATACCCAGTCTTGTCTGCATCTATTCCCTCTGGGATTGCATATATCGGTGTTACATACGGCAGTTTTACAAGCTCTACTGTACTGATACCGTTTTTATCTCGCTGTATAGTGCTAACAGCAAAGCAACAGTTGTACTTCTGCAGGTACACTGGTATTGACTCGTCAAAATTCTTCAAGTCAAATTCGTTAAGGATAAACTTCTCCTTGATAACGGCATAATCAGCGAGTATCGACTTTAAATAGCCATAGAACTCATCCACGTCAGCGAATGGCTCAAACGTATTCATTCTTATGTGCTTGAATTCTACGCCATACTCATTAAGCATAGGGCGAGAAGATGCGTTAGAAACATCCTCGAACGTTGAGTCTAATGCTCGATAATTCACATAGCCGAATATAGGATTGACTTCTGACTGCACTTGCTTTTCGCCATTCCATACCTTTATGGTGCGTCCCGTGAGCACGTTTGGGTAAGCCAAGTCCGTGCGAAGTCCAGGGTAGAAGCAGGAGGTGAATACGGTCTTCTCGTCATCAAGACGCTTGTCATCAATACTTAGCTGGCCATAGCCAGCACCATACAACTCCAATTCCTTAAGCTTCTCTTCTTCAGTTTTATCTTTCTCAGTCTCCGCCATGAGGAAATAATTCTCACGACCGAAATTGCTGTTATACGTTTTTGTCGATGTCGGGTTTTCGCTTGAACCGGACAGTATCTTATTTGACCAATCAAGGCAGTCGCCATTTACAACTCTGTCTCTTAATTGGTTATAGTACATTGCAGTAATAGTTATGCCGTCTTTTTCTACCCTTGGCAGTGCTCCATTCAGGTAGAAGAGATTCTTGATGAAATCGAAGCACGAAATATCGGGCAGGTTCTCCACTATGTCCATTTCTGCGGGTAGTCCGTCAAATTGGACAGTTGGTGTAATGCTGAGTATACGCAAATACGAGAATGTAGCAGTATTGGAATAATTAATTCCTGTAGCTATCACGTTGTTATCCGCATCTTTAGTTACCCATCCCTCCGAAAGCGAACCGCTCCAAAAACACAGACCGAACTCGTCATCATCGGCAGCGTCTATGGATAGCTTGCGCACTTCGTACTTTGCACCAAAGTCGAACTTATAGATGTACTCCGTTTCCGTTTCTTCTCGTGAAATGGAACGTAGTCCCATCCAGTCGTCCGACTCGTCACTATAGGTATCGATGTCGGCTTCTTTGTCTTCATTACCCTGCTTGAAACGTAGGATATATATCCACCAATAATCTTTCAGTTCAGCCTTGCCTGTCTCGATGTCTTCCTTAGACACACGAACCTCTGCTTCACCACGAAGTTCACTATCTATTCTACATCTGAAAAGCCCCGAACCTTTCAAATCTTTCTTTATGGCAAAGCTCTCTTTTAGCTCACCAGTACAAGCATAAAGCTCCCAGTGTGTGTAATAATGATTACCATCTCCGTGTCCTCTGCTTCCAATATGCTTGCTTGTCAACTCGTTTTCTTCGGTCGTTGTGCGGTTTATGCTATAGCCGACATTCTGGATATACTTGTTGCCATTAAAAAGCACGGCCATAAGATTTGAGTATTTTTTCCAACTGCTCAAATCTTTGTCCTTGGTTTTTACAATGTCATGATAACTATCCTGGGCTCCTTGGTTGGTTGATGTGACTTTCCACTTAGTATAGTTTGCCACATATACCCTGCTACCTACGTTCACATAATCGTCCCAAAGAGGTTTTCCTTCGAGGTTAGACACGGTGAACTTATTTTGCGTTCCACTGCTTACGCCAATGCCGGTTATTGGCAATACGCCATATGTGATATAGTCATCATATACGCACTTGCCGTAATAACGCTTATTGTTGAAATTAGCCTTTGGTAGCAAACCCATACTGTCAGTCAACTCTCGCCCTAAGGCAAACTTCACGCCGTAATGATTATTAATGAGCTGTATCAAACGGTATATAGGGACAACTGGCTTTGGCGGTACTCCGTTTGTGTACGGTATGCCAGCATCATAGTTGGGATAAAGTATGTTTTCTGTGTTCTTCTGATTGTGGGTAGGCAATCCGTAGATGAGGCTATCGTCTCCTGTTTTCCAAACGAACGTGCCAATGGATGGCAACTCGTTCAGTTTTATAGAATCGTTCTTCATTTTCTCGAAAGCCTTGAGCACACGCCAAGTCATTACGCACGAAAATGAAGAAGCGCCAATCTCCGACACATGAAGGTTGGCATTGGGACACAAGCAAACTCCATTGATGTAAAATTCTGCATCGACGGATATTCTTGCAAATGCCGAAGAGTGACGAATGTCATCAGCAATATCCAGCACTCTGCGGTTGTTTGCAGTCATAGGCAGCTTGAACGTATATGAATAGGAACACGTCAGCTTGGATATGTCCGAGAATAGATTGCTGACCCACTTCAATGTAATACCTGATGGTGTGGGTAAGTCGAGATTATACTTCTCCCCATCTTTGATTATGTAAAGCTCTTCTTTTATCATAACTATAGTGCTTGGCTTGAGTTGTCTGTTTTTCCGATAGTGATTTCATAATCTGACAGCATGGTCTTCGGATCCGTAGAATAACTTCCGCTGCTTACGCTTATTGGGAGCCACAATTCCGTGCCGCCTTTGTTCTTGCCGAGATACAAATCAACGATTGGTGCGCTGACGATTGTCTTAACATATTCCAGGATGTCCTTTGGAAGATTGACTGCACAGCACTTGATGGTCTCTTCGCTTGTTATCTCTGCAGCTCGCTCCATACCCCCAAAAAACATTCCTCCGAATTCTCGCTCAACTTGAAGCGTGTCTGATGAAGGCTTGGTCTTTACAGTAGCCTTTCCTTCACGGAATAAGTAGAACTGCAGAAAGCCAAAACGGTCTATCCAGCGTATGTATAAACCATCCTTGTCATTGCAAATTCGCATATTCACCGTTTCATTCACAATCTTCGCCATGTCCGGAAAGGCAAAGTTGAAATTCATATCGAATATTCCACTTGTTACTTTCTCAAGGCAAATATTATATTGGGCAGTCCTTATCGCATTAGGGAAAGAGATAGCAGGGTTGAGGTCAAAAATACCGTCTGTTTTGGCGTTGCCAATCAACGATGTTTCGAGCTCTTTCATGTCGTTATTCCAGCGTACTATTTCGCCATTGTAGGCAAATTCCGTGTCCGTCCGTATGGTGCCGTCATCATTTACATAGTCCCAACGTCCTCCACTATTTGAAGCCCATGAAACATAAGCTGTTGTGCTAAGACTGTTCTCTAAAGCATAAACAACACCATGCTCTTTGTTCAGAACAATAAATGGGTCTGTTAGCACTTTAGAATAGGCAGGAAATGTCGGCAGATCACCGGTCACAACCTTGTCTATTCTGTATCTGAATATCTGGGCATTAGCGTCCGCTTCGTTACCGTCAAATTTGGCTGAGGTTAGTTCTCCGCTTTCGGCGCGAAACATGGAAACGTAGAATGGGAAGTTCCTAAACCATACGACATTACGGATATGACTAAGGTCTTTGCCATTCCACTTGAACGCTCCGTACTTGCCAAATTGCTCGCCAATCTTCACACTTCCCCAAACTGCGTTTAGCGTAAGGTCACTTGCAAGCATTTTTACATCGCCATCGTTCAATGATATATAGACGGTGGCAGACCTTATTTTCTCCGGCTTACCAATAAGCAACTGCAGAGTCTTGGAGATATACACTGACGCTTTGCCATGGAACAATGAGGCGTTTAGGGTGTAATTACCGTTATCCGATTGTAACGAAACAGCAAGCACATTGTTTGCCGATTCGTCATTAAGGTCTATTTCGATGTAATTGGGATTAAACGCAAAACACCAAAGGTCTGGATATTTTACTGTTCCAGACCTCTCTACTCCATTTACCGTATATGATATTCTTTCTGTTCGCATTGCTTTATGTATTTTCGTTGTCTTGATGTATCTTGTCTATTTCCATATCGAAAACGTCAGCGGACTCTGTTGCTATCTTTTCCAGCTCCTCCTTGAGGGCTGTATCGAAGATATCGTTATAACCCTTATCGCGATAGAGCTTCGTTCCATTCTTCATTATAGAGTAGGCTATAGCACCGCTTAGGCGAGTCAGCCCCTGTTCGGGTGTGCCGTTCTTTGGTATGAGGTTTTGATACGAGATACCCTTGGCAATAATCCAGTCACGGATGATGCTCGTGAAGTTTCTCGGAACGTTACCCGGCCCTCGGCCTCTTTCCATCGTGAGAAAGCTGCTTGCACCTTCAAGATAACCCCCATTGGCGTTTACATTAACCTCCAAAGAAGCAACAGACCTTCCGCTTGCTATACGTCCCTGCTGTGACATATGCTGTATAATACCCGTCTTGACAGCTTCAAGGTGCTGCTTGATGATGTCTTGAATACTCGCTGCTGCCATAGGTTATTCTCCTTCCCTATCGTCTTCAGAACGATGTTCATCAGTACAAATGATAACACCTTCCTCCTCGATGAGAGGTGGCGTGATAACGATGCCTGTCACATTTTGGTCGAAGTAGTCATACAGCACACGGTAAGACAGCCTACCCTCTATCTGCTCGAACAGACCACTCTCATTAAGGCTCTTCACGAAGCGGATGCACAAGCGCTTCATCTGCTCGATGATGTTGTCATTCTCCTCTCCCTCAAAGTCGAACTCCGTTGAGGCTACAAAAGCTATCTGACTCTGCGGATAGTCGCGCACCTGCGAGTAATCAAAGTCAAGGTCTCCCGATGGAGGAAGAACATAGATGATAGTAGGTCCATCGATGTGGTCTATCTCATCGTTGGCTTGCGACCAGTTCTTGAACATATAGGCGACACCTTCCAGGCTTTCAACGATGGAACGTATCTTCTGCTCGACGGTTCCGTATCTGGCTGTACCTTTTAATTCTGTATTTCCCATATCAACGCTTCCTAACTTTGTTATTGTTCATATACTGCTTGTGAAGCCTTCTCTCAAACTCGGATTGCATATTATCGTTCTTCATACACTGGTAGATACGGACCCAAGCAACATCGCGCACATCATTCTGATTGGTGATGCCCATTCGTCTCGCATACCAGTCAAGAACACCGAAGCTGCCAAAGTCCAAATCACGAACACCGGCAGCTTCTTCCTCTTTGGAATATGTCTGCTTGATGTCTCCGAAGAGTTTGTTTATTCTCTTCAGTTCTTCTTTGACAAACGAGAGAAAACCAAAAACATCGTTTACATCAGCGTTCATAAGGTCCACTGAGCTGATGTCAAGGAGGATGCGCACACATTCGCTTATCGGATCTTCTGCAGCAGTTGCATTACGCAGGTCATCAAGCGTTCCATATGACAAAGCATTGAGGTTTTTAGGGACCTCAACACCACAAAGAAAAGAAGGGCGAGGCTGCGCATTTAGCCTTTCAAGTAAATCCTTCTGTACCTTTTCGGCACAGCATGGAAGCATTACAAGAAAGTCCTTATAGGAGCACTCGTCACCATTATGCTTTTTGTATCGTGATTTGTTCTTCTTCATATTGGACAAACTTAGCTATTAATAGCGATAATTATCTTATTTGCATTTAGGTTTTACTGAACGATGCCGTTCATTCGTTTTGCCGTGCAGCAATCTTAGCTTCACGCTCTGCCTCCTGCTGCTCTATGAAATCCGAATGGAAACGAAAGGCCTTCTTGGGATTAAGTGTAAGCCCCAAATATGCCACAAGTTTCTCCAGTTGGTCGTATTTCAAACCTCGGGAGCCGTTGAGGTACGATGACAGGCTTGTACTTACAATCCCGCATTCTGCAGCCACTTGGCAGACTCGGAGGTTCTTGGCTCCAATCGCCATCTTAATTTTCTCTCTGAACATATATTATTCGTTTATTTGTTAATTACATATTTAAGCCAAGCAAAATGCTTGCGCTTTTTCGGATATTCCAAATCTTCCTGGTTTTTGTACGCCTCTCGCTCAAAGCATATGCTTCGGTAGGCAGTATGAGTATCGAAATCACACAGAGGCAAACGTATCAGATACTCAATGATGTACCAAAGGTAGAAGAACACACCAAGGAGTTCGATGCATTGCTTTGAGTGAATACGCTCGTGGTTCAAGTCCACATAGCCGATGCCTTTCTTTAAGTCGTTCCGTACAAACAGAACACCGAAGAAGAACAGGGCTTTGAAACCCTTGATTGGTATAATACTGTTCTTAATGACTATCATAATTATTCCTCCTTTTCTTTGCTTTCAAGAGTAAGACCGAGATACATGCACAGTTTCTCAAGGTCATCATACGGAAGCGTGCGACGACCATTCAGAAACGCAGAGAAATTCTGCTCCTTGAAATTGAGGTCGACACAAACAGCTCTGTTCTTAACACCAAGTTCCTTCATGCGAAGGAAGATTTTTTCTCTTATTGTTATAACCATAATCGTATTGTATTATTCTTTTCTTACTTTTACTTTGACTTTTGCTCCTGTAGTCGGCTTGCTTCGACGGAAGAACATCGACATCATCAAGGCATCCATATAGTCAGGAGAGTGGCCGAGGATAGCCTTCATTACTTCCTTTTTTATGATGCCTTTTTTGGCTGTATCATTATCAATGTCAGCCTGTTTCAAGGCACCAAGCTCGTCTTGTATGCGCTCCCTTTGTTCTGCCGTGCAAATGATGCGTATCTTCCTGGCGTTTATCAACTCGGCTAATTTGAAATAGCACTCGGCTCGGAGATTTGTATATCTCTCCCGGTCTAAGGGGGGGCTGCCTCCATGAAATTCCTTTATCCCATTTAGGTATGACTCCAAGAAAGACCCTACGCCATCCGCATCCACAATTGTAAGCGAGCGAGGTATCTTTTCCTTTATCATCAACTCTTTAAGAGTCGTTTCTACCTCCTTGCCTGGAGAATACTCTTCATCAACCGCTATTGTAGCCACGTTTCCAACCCACGTTACGCAGACAAATCTATCGTGTCCCTTACCCGCTATATCCGCAGCACAGCTTCTTCCGCCAGTCGGCAATATGTGTTCGTTATGAAACAAATCACTAATGGCATCAAAGTCGCATAAGGTGGCAGGGTCGTCATCGTACTCAAAGTTACCAAAGTAAAGACGCTGAACCGTGATAGGGTCTGCTCTTAATAGGTTGTCGATATACGCCTGATCTATATGTGGGTTATCCACTGGAAGTGATTTTATAAAACGCCTATACCCCTTAAGAGTCCCTGTTTTGGCTGGCTTGACGAAATCATTATATATCCAGTTGCGCCTTGGGTTACAAGTGTATAGAGCCTTTGGCACCGTATGCCAAGTTGAACCGTCAGTTCGTTTTCCGTTCAAGACAGAGAAACGACCTTTCAACACGGAAATGGCTTTTTCACACACCTGCTGTGCCTCGTCAACAAAGAGGTCTGTGATTCCGAGTGAACCCAGTCTGTCGAATTCGGGGTCTTTGGGAAGAAACTTCAAGTCACGAAAGTATATAACACTTCCATTACTAAAAGTTGCCGTCAGTCGTGTGGCGTTGTAATCTACCGCTGATGTGTAATGCAGCAAGGTCAATACTTCAAAGAACGTGACGATGGTCGTATCTTTCAGCTTTACCGACTCCTCACGGCAAACAAGACCGACCGACCCTGGCATATTTATCCGTCGTACAACCTGCCACAAACAGCCGAGGAAGGTCTTTCCACCACGGGCACCTCCGCCATACAAGACTTCCGTAACCTCTTCATTGTTTTCTGAGAGGTATTCCAAAGCTTGAGCCTGTTTGTCAAAGACTTCAACGGTGACTTCCATACTCCTTTTGTGGGACTGTTAAATTTGTTAATTTTATAGATGTTCATACTTTTATAATTGTCTGCTGATTATCAGCTTGTTAGCTTACATTCAACAACTCTGTCATTCGTGTGATTATCTGCTCTCTCGTATCGTTTACAGCACCAGTGATAATGGATGAAGTAGAACGCTCTTTTTGAATCAAATCATACATTCGCTCGTCGAACGTATTCTTTCCAAGAAGATACACACAAGTGACCACATTCTTTTGACCGTTTCTGTGAGCTCTGCATTCGCATTGGTCACAATCAGCCGAGGTCCAAGGCATTTCCACGAAGAGCACATCTGATGCAGCTGTTAGGGTGATCCCAACTCCTCCGCTTTGGATGTTCACAATAATGACTTTGCACTCCGTGTCATTCTGAAAGCTATCAACACTCTTTTGCTTTTGTTCGGGGCTATCTGAGCCGGTAACTGTTACAGCATCAGGGAAAGACTGCTTAATTTTGGATGCAATGCTTTTATGTGCTGTAAAGACAATGACTTTCTTTTGAGCTGAGATATAGTCGGCTATGATTTTCTTAGCCTCGCTGATTTTCCCTTCTGCTGATATTTGTCTCAGTACGCCAATCTTGACTATCGCCTCATTTGCGATTAATGTCTTTAGCTTATCGTCTGAAGCATCTTTGTATTTTTTCAAATATCGGGCAAGGTCTTGTTCGGCAGAGTCATATTCCTTTCTGTTCGTAAGCTCACAAGAATAATATTGCCGTATTTTTTCGGGGAGTTCTTTAAGCACGAGTGTCTTTTCTCTCCGGAAGTAACAAGTGCGCCATAACAAAGAGTTTAGCAATCCAAGTTCTTCATTTGTCACAGAGGATGAGCAAAACCTGCTAATGAAGCGCGTTGCTCCACCAAAGTCATCAATTCGTCCCATAACCTTCAACTGCTGCACAAGGTCTCGTACTCTCGTTACTACAGGTGTGCCCGTAAGCATAAAGATATACTCTTTTCCTTTGCATATTGCTTCGAGATATTTTGCATAATGACACGAAGAGTTCTTTACTCTGTGACTTTCATCTATTATGACTGTCTTGAATATGGATGCTCTCTGGTCTACTACGAGATTTTTGACAGAGATGCGATTCCCTTTAATTCTGCGGATGAAAAACTTTTTCACGGACTCGTAATTTGTGATGAACACATTGCACGTTCCCGTAATGAACATCTGTTGCCAGTTGTCTTTGTTTTCGTTGTCGAGGATTACGGCGTTCTTGCCGATGAATTTCATGAATTCTCGCTTCCAGGTCATTTTCATGGCTGCAGGACACACGACAAGACATGGGTATGCTTTTGCAATACTCACGGCAGCGATACTTTGAAAGGTGTTATGAGTCACAATATAATCTCTCGTTATGTAACGATGGTCTTTGTTGTCAACCATGATACAACGTGATTTCTCCTTTCCTGCGCTCTCGATGTTTACGATAGTCTTTATCTTGCGAGCCTTCGGTCCATATATGTATATGCGCCAATTTCGGAATAGTTTGCCACCCTTTTCGTAGTAACTTTCACGTTCGCTTACTCTGACTATGTAGCCAAGCGACCTTGAGAGTTCTGCGAAGTCTGTAGCAAGACGTTCTGATGCAGTACTGTACTCCCACACATCATCTTTTATCTTGTGCCCATCTGTGTCAAGCAATCCTTCAAGAAGGTCTTTTCTCACTTGTATTGAAGCGGTCAAATACTCTTTTGGGATGAACTTGCTAACGCTTTTTTCGCCATACAGACCGAGTTTTACAAGAGCGTGCTGCGTTTCGTACTCTGCATTTGAGCCTTTATTGATGGCGAAAGTGATGCCGTCGTCGTATTTGAAGTCTGTAACCGTATCTCCATTGTTGAGCCTTTCTGCGACTTTCTTCCGCAACTCTTCATTCGGTTTGCAAATCACGATGTGGCAAATCTTGCGTAAGCATCCGTCACCAATGATTACACCGAGAACATACGGATCGAGTATTGGTTTATATCCTGTCTTGAAATCTACTGGTCCGCACACTGGAATGGAATATATGTAATTCCACCTCTCCGTATCTGGATATCTCTTATCTACGACTTGATATTTGTATTTCTGCATTATCTCATCGAGAGTGAGAGTCTTGTAGTATTCCTTGCCATGTCGCCTTGCCCAGTTTGGATGCTGAACACTCCAAAGATGTTCACGACCACACCTTGTAGATGTTCCGTCACTGAACGATACCTTGAAACAATCCTTCTCGCCTTGTTCAAATATACGGAGTACCTTTGTTCTTGTTCCGTCTCCGGCAATAACGGTGTCACCAACGTTGAGCTCACCCATCGTAGTCCAACCTTTATCTGTGAGAACTGGCTCCGAGTAAGGCTGGTCTTTTCCAAGGCCCATATCATCGCCATTGAATGTTCGTTTGTGCTCAACCATATACTGAATGCCTTTCTTTTGATAATCGTATGGTTCAAATTTTAATTTGTACGGATATGCAAGGTCTGGCATGTTGTCCGCCCATACATTCACGTCTTCGAGGCTCTCTTGAAAAATAACATCCTTGACAACTCCTCTTTCTTTTAGATATTCCCCAAGGTGGCGAACAAAGATGGCATCATTTAGATTTACATCCCAGCATTTGTCTGTCGCATTATATACTGCAGATGGAATCTTGCGTATGAATAGGAGTACAGCAGGACTATTGTCTGACATTATCTTGTAACACTTTGCCGTCTTGCTAATGTATATGCTGTTTGTCATTCTGCGTCTCCTGGTTTTTTCTTTGGTGACACAACAATATTAATAGCTGTAGGCAATGGGTTTTCTATATTGACATCATGCTTTTCGCCAAATCCTTCATCGCGACCTAATGTCGAAAGGAGATAGCGTAGCATTTGTGAGTCCGGCTTCTCCTCCCAACCCGTCATCATTTGGGTTTTTGGGTCAATCCTCGGCACACCCATAGCTACCGCATATGCCACGTCAAGACATTTGTCGAACACTCTCTTTCGTTCGCTTTCAAGCGCCTCTTTAAATGACGCGTCTTGTTTTGTCCAGCCCCATACGGTTTGACGAGTAACCCCCAAAAGCTGTGCAGCCTTTGTGAGGTTACCGCCACTCTTTCGTAAGAGTTCCTGGAATTCATCAAGTGATGGTTTCATACTAATCAGTAATCATCAAATAGTGTCTTCTGTTCGACCGCTTGGTAAGCTCCCTGTTTGGCAAGCCAGTTAGCGAACCACCAGTTTCGACACGTGTTAAACAATTTGTTTCTTGCTTGAGGCAGGCTCCAGTTGATGCTCCTGTTGTCAATTTTGACTTGACGGGCATTTACGATATGGCATCTGATGAATTCATTGTCGAGAATAATTTCCGACCCTGCGCTTTCCACAAATGCAAGGTGGAGGTTCTTCTCCCAAATGAAATTCTGATCCACGCCACAGAGGTAATACCACCGCGCCTCCTCTAACTTGAGGTCATGCAGATATCTCATATAACCGCGCACTCTTTTGTCATTATGACCAAGCAGAGATTTCATACAATGATTGGTCAAATCGACTCCGTAGATATAACGCAGCCAAAGGATTTTATACACTCCCCTCATTTCGGCATACTTAATTTCTACCATTTTATCTTTGATTAATTAAACTACTTTGTGGGATTGATTTTTTAATCTTGCCCACTACAAAGATAGTAAAATCTTATCAAATATGCAAGTTTTAGCAATGCTTTATTTATCTTATTTGCAAGTCCTTCGCTATATAAGCCCAAACAGCTCTTTAACATCACCATGTCGGTTGTATCGTCGGTTGTTCGGTAGCTTTAGATTGAACTCATAATCGACAGCCTTAGCGTATTCCTCCTTGGGGAAATCCTTGGTCTTGTACGCTCCAATGAAGAAATAACCACTACTTTTTTTGCGAACAAAAACATCGAAGCCCATTCGTTTGATTATTTTATCCACATCTTCATCGGTCAAGAACTTTTGAAAGAACCATTGCCCTTGCTTCATTATGGCAGTCAATCCATTCTCGTCAAAGAAGTTGATGCTCATCATAGGCGTTGTGTTTCGATTAGCCTCGGTCTGCTGTTTCATATACTCAAGGTTTCTCCCACTTATGAAAATCTTTCCTCCCATTTTGCAGAAGAGGTTAAGACACATTAATACAGCGTCCTCCGCCTCTTGAGTATTTACGGAATTGATTACTGCATCACAAATGACATAATCAAACTTGCCATTGGCTTTAACAAAAGCGATGAAATCATCAACCATTTCTTGACCATGCTCTACGGATATTCCAACTGTATTATGGTTAAAGAACTCAAGACCTATGGCGTTTCTATAACCAAGTTGTTTATGTAGCTTGGTTATGTATTGAGCTTTCCCGCAACCAAAGTCGAAAACCTTCACGCTCTTTCTGTCCTCGTTTTGAAGATGAGGAACTACAATTTCGTAAAGACAAGACCAAGGCAAAACCTTTAGTCTCGGCGGTTGGGCAAGTCCTTGAACGAAATCTCCTCGCTCAATGTGGTCGTATGAGAATACTCCATAGTCCTGGTTGAAATAATACTCAAACATCGCTCTCTTGCTTTCCTCTACGAAACAGCAATGAATTGGCATACCGGTAATCTTTGCTGCCTTAATGTAATTATTGCCAAACACACATTCACTCCCGATTACGATAGCGCACAAAGCATTACCATAATTCACCATGAGCTGACACATATCCTTCACGATAGTCGCTTTAGAATCCTTAATTATAAAGTCTTCTGCAGCAATGTCATCATAGAATCCTGGAGCCCTGACATTTAAGCATTCGCTGTGAATGTCTGGCTCCAGTTCTATTCCATTATGTACTTGGTTAAACCTTACCTCTGACTCAATGTCGATACCCGATACATAATAACATGGAGCTTCTGTCAAGCCAATAGCCATTGCCGCCTTTGTCCGCTGATGTCCTGCCACAATGGTCATATTCTCCCTATTCACAATAATAGGAAGGATGAACCCAAGGGTTTTAAGGCTCCCCTTCAGTTCTGCAAAAGCGCTATCACTTATCCGTCGTGGATTGTAATCGGCAGGCTTTATATCGGTGAACTTGACATACTCCATAATTACTTGTTTGTTAAGCCGAAAAGTTCCTTGACTTCTTCGTGGCGATTGTAAGACTTGTTGTTAGGCAGCTTGAGGTTGAATTCGTAATCTACTGCTGCAGCATACTCCTCGTTGGTCAACTCTTTTTGTTTTGAAAGCTCCGAAACCCCAATAACCGCTCTTGTGGTAGCGCATGAAGGTCTTGAAGCCGTACTTTTCCAGTATCTTATCCACGTTCTCCTGTGTGAGGAACTTCTGGAAGAACCACTGACCTTCACGCATGATGGCAGTCAGTCCGTTCTCATCGAAGAACTTGACTGTGATGTAGTCGGACGAGTTACGCTTGAGGTTGAGTTCCTTCTTGGCAAACTCCATAGAACGACCGGAAGCATAGATGCGACCACCCATCTTTGTGAAGAGGTTGAGACAAGCAAATACTGCGTCCTCTGCCTCCTGTGTGTTTACCGAGTTAACAACGGCATCACAGATGGTGACATCGAACTTACCGTTTGCCTTGACTGTCGCGATGAAGTTGTCAATCATTTCGTTACCTTTCTCAATCGAAATACCTTTGGTGTTGTGATTAAAAAACTCCAGTCCTATAGCGTTTTTGAAATTGAGTGTCTTGCGGAGCTTCGTTATAAACATTGCTTTACCGCAGCCAAAATCAAGTATCTGCACTTTCTTTCGGTCAACTTCATCGCTTGTGAGGTAAGGAACTATCTCACGATATAGAACGGACCAGTCTATGCCGCCATGACGTGGAGGCTGTGCCAAACCTTGAACAAAGTCTTCACGCTCGATATGTTCGTAGTTAAAAACGCCATAATCTTGTTTGAAATAATAATCAAACATAGCGCGGTAGCTTTCATCCAGGAAATATGCGTGTACCTTAAAGCCTGTTGCCTTTGCAGCCTGCAAATAGTTGTTGCCGAAAACGACTTCATTGCCTATTACAATAACGCAGAGAGCGTCACCATAGCGAACCATAAGCTGGCACATATCCTTTACTACAGAAGCGACGCAATCCTTAATCTCAAAATCCTCTACTGGGATATCATCATAGAATTTGCCCGTCTCTCTCGGCTTTAAGCAGATACTGTGCTCTGATGGCTCCAGCTCTACACCATTATGAATTTGGTTGAACATAATCTCAGACTCAATGTCAATGCCGGAGACATAATAACATGGAGCCTCTTCGAGACCAATAGCTGTGGCAGCCTTTGTTCTTTGGTGGCCAGCAACAATGGTCATGTTGTCTTTGTTCACAATGATTGGAAGTATAAATCCCAATGTCTTGAGACTGCCTTGCAGTTCCTTGAAGGCTGTTTCCGTAATTCGCCTTGGGTTATATGCCGCCGGCTTGATGTCCTTAAACTTTACTGTTTCCATATCGCTTATATTTATATTGGTAATTCTTCGCTTGGGTCCTGCTCTACCGTTAAATTCATAACATGAACACCTTTTCGCTCAAGCAAGGACTTTACATACCCGTAATTTACACCCATCATGTCGATATAGTCATTGTATGACTTTACAAGTATGTCGTACTCTTCCTTTGTGACCGCACAACCGTTTTTACCAAATGACAACATATCTATCTTTTTAGGTGTCGATCCTTTGATTTTAGTGGTAACAGTGTCATCCTCGTCAGGATTATAGAAAAGCCCCTCGTCCATTCCAAAGTTTATGAGGTTTACATCATCATAAATATGACGGAGAGAGTCGAAATCAAACTCACCATACTCCTGGTTGTCTTTGATAATGAGTTCTTTTTCTTCTTCTACAGATAATTCAGCGACAGACACCTCGACTTCAGGATTTTCAGTCCACTTTTTCCAGTAGTCCAAAACGCACTCGCGCTCCTTCTCTGTCATTGTGGTCCACTTCTCATTCTCTTGGAGTACCACCATCCAGTCAAGCGGAGTCGTGTTGATAATCTCCTTGAGTACGGAAGTTCTTTGGTTTCCTGCAAGGACAACATTCTCTTTGTTTACAATTATATCGCGTATTCCCAGCATCTTCGGGAACAGCATAATACTCTGCTGTAAACGACGCTTTTGTTCTATTCTGATTTTCCGTGGATTAATCGGATTAATAACCAGTTCTTCTATTTTGATTTTCATATCATTTGTTTTTTATGAGAGTAAGAAAGATAAGAATCCGTCACCATTTCCGTCGTGCTGCTCGAGATACTCGGCAAATAACTTACACAATGCTTCATATTCTGCATTGGTCATTTGGCAATCTACATAACCACACTTAAAATGTTCAGGGAACTTTTTGGTAAGATTGAGCTCTTTATCGTTCATTTTATCGTCATAGTCATACAGATTCCAAGGAACGCTTCCTGTGTAATCACTGATAGACTCTCTGTCAAAATTATGCTTCAGAATATCAACATCGTCCTCACCATAATGAAGGTTGTCCTTGATTAAGAACTCACGCTCTTCATTGTCCGTGAAGTTCTCAGCTCTTCGTATCGGGACAATAGGCTTTTTCTTGAAATCAGCCCAGAACTTTTTCAGGTCTTCTTTCCCCGAATTTGACATAAGACGAAACTTTTTTTGATTGAAAAGGTAGTCCTCGATTTCGTCATTGTCCATTTCGACAATTCTTTTAAGCATAGCTAATCGCATATTGCCACCAAGAACTGTGTTTTCTTTATTGACCACTATTGGGCGCACCTCAAGCATCTTTGGAAAGACCAAAATGCTTTCTATCAATTTACCCTCCATAAACTCACTTGCAGTTCTTGGATTTTCAGGGTTCACTGACAGTTTCCGAATATCAAACTTTTCACTCATTGTTTATTGCTATTAATGTATTATGGAACCAACTGCAAAGATAAGTATAATATAATGATTTCTACTACTTTTGATTAGTTTTGCTTAATATTTTGATAACTTCTTTGTAAATTCGCAGACTTTGCGGTTTCTTTTGCCTATCTTTGCAGTATGATAATTACTAAACTTGGGTAATTAACATTTATGTTTTTAGGTTTATACCTATCGGGCATCAATGTTTAGTTGCTTTTAGTGATGTATTTATCTTATTTGCATTAAAGGCTACCATCCGCGAGGACAGTAGCCTTTTTCGTTTTATTGGGCAGAAGCAAAGATTTTCTTCAACTCTGGAATTGAAGATAGGTTATGTTCCTTCAAAATCGAGATAAACTTATATCTTCCCAACATCTTGTAGTATTTGATAAATTCTTTATCTATCAAATCTACGGGTTCTCCAGGAGGAATTGCCATATTTTCGTCTCCAACATAATGTTTACTGCTTGGATCTGACAGCTCTTGCAAAGTTATACCTTCTTTGTTTACGACAAGATACTCCCTCGTTTTGCCAGCCACGTTGATGTTGACACCACCGTAATACTTTGCTACGGACAAATGGGAATTACGCCAGTAGCTTTCTTCCATTAATATTGCCATATTACTTTCTGTATTTAATGTTCTTGTTTCCTAATTTTCTAAGATAAGAGATACGATGGGCAACATTATCCTTTGTCCGATTAAGGCGCTTACCAATTTCGGCGCAGGTCACGCCATCATTATACATCGTTATCATAATAATGGTCTCGTCATCAGTCCATCTTTGCTGTTTGAAAATCCCAGTTTTGCGCAAATGGTAAACGACAGTATTAATTGCGCATCCGATATACTCTGCAATCTCTCTAAGCGTAGAGCCTTCTTTTCTCATACGAACAATATCAGCTTTGTCGCTCTCCGTCAGTTGAATTATAAGAAACTTTTTTGCCATATTTTCAATCAATGGTCTCAAAGGTGTAAACATAGACAGGAGGATTCTTTACCCATACGTTCCGCATATTCTTTTCCGTCTGTGACATGAAGAAAGCGAAAGCATCCCGAGCTGTCTTAAAATAACAGCGTCCGCCAGTATTACTGTCCTCGATGTAATATTTTGTTTCTCCTTGCAGTTCTTCTTTTAGAATACCCTCTGCAAGACATTCTTCTTCCGTTATATCCTGCAAGCGTTGGGTTCGTACAGACAGAATTCGGATATGATGTGGCATGAGGTGCGGCTTAACGAGAAATTTATCTTTGCGTCCAGCATTGAAATACTCTTTGTTTGCGCCCTCGACTTCCTTGATGAACGCCATGTACTCTTCACTGTCAAGTAAACCTTTTCCCTCGTAATATGCTTTCACATCAGCATACGATTGACCAATGGCAACAATTTCTCCTAAACGATAGGTGGATAAAGTTTCATAGTCAAGAACCTTCCTTCCGTCTTCCAAATGGTAACGTGCAGAGCCCTTTGTGCCAGGAAGAGGAGTGTATCGTACTACTCTGCTTCCGAAGTCCTTAAACTTGATTACACGCTGAAGCTGTGTCTTGGTGCCGGCTATTGCAGCAGCCTCCATGCCATAATTGTAATTAAACAGTATTTTGTTCATGATTAAAAGGGTTTGTATTCGTTAATCACTTTCATTACAAAACGCATAGTGTTGGATGCCATCTGCAACGGTGCTTTGTCCCAAAAATCTTCATAACACTTAGCTGCAGTATTGAGGACTACATCGCTGAGCATACGGAAGGAAATGAACGGAATATCCACCTTGTGGCAGACTTGCGCAATAGCACATGACTCCATATCTACGGCAATCGCAAATGGAAACTCATCAAGGATGCGCCCCATTTCCTGCTTGCTGTCAACGAACTGATCGCCACTTACAATAGCGCCGGCTAAGCATTTTTCTATTTGCAATGATGTGGCTATCTTTATCAGTTTATCGTCGGCTACGAAGAATTCACGTTCTCCTTGCACTTGTCCTTTGGCTACCTCCTTGCCGCAATATACATCATGATAATGGTAATGCAGACCTATTATAGTCTGCCCTGGCTGTAAATATGGTGCTGCACCTCCTGCGACTCCGCTACTGATAATGCAGTCTACATTCTCGAATGCGAGTTCTAAAGTTGCCATAGCAGCGTTTACCTTGCCGATACCGCTCCGAACTAACACAACCTCGTTTCCTTCACTTGGGTAAAGCCGTATCATACGACACCCTTTAACAAATCTCTCATTACGAGATAAAGGAGCATTAGGCAACCATGCTTTTACGATTGCATCATACTCCTTATCCATTGCTACTATTATTCCTATCGTCATATATTTATAATTTGAATTCGTTGTACCAATCCTCATCTTTTTTGATAAGGCTTACAAGAAAGGAAACGAGTCTGCGTTTGCTACCAATGGTAACAATAGTGTCAATAAAGTTTCGCTTCTGTTCATCAGTAGCGATGAAAATAAAACCTTGCTTATTGGATTCTGGCTTCAACGGCTTTATTTGCGAATTGAGTTTCTTGAAATTGATTGCCATTACTTTTTATTCAAATGCGTACCACAATAGATTTTCCAAATCGGAGACCTCGATACCCTCCATGCGGCAGATCTCGTAAAGTCCTTCATCACCCTCTTTTTCACGGATGCCCTCCGTCTCCTCTTTCCACTGCTTGTAGTCCTCGTCAGTATCTTCCATGTTGAACGACATGCGAACTTGGTTCCAAGTCTTTCTCGCTCTATTGTTCATTTTTGTTAATAAGCTCTTTCATTTTGATTGTGTTTTTGAGGTTGCCCAGCAAACACTGAGCAACCAAATGAATAATTTACTGTAACCCCCAAGAGTCTTCGTCGATACCTTTAGAACCGAGCCATACTCTCATTTTCTCTGTGATTTCCTCTTCATTAGCGAAGAAGTTTTCACCGAGCAATACGGTCTGTGGACCTGACTGCATAACGATATACTCTGCGAATTCATCCATAAATTCATTGAAGATGGCCTCGTTCTCTTCGTTAAGGTCGCTACCAATTACTACTTCTATAATCTTCATAATGTTTAGAGTGTTAAGTGATTACTTGTTTATCTTATTTGCATTACAAAGATAGTGATTTATTATCATATATGCAAGTATTAACAAGAAAAGTTTATCTTATTTGCAATTAATTTTTCACTGCTATTAAGCCACAGAAATTAAGGTATCGCCAAAACGTATCGACTTTTGTGAAGCCTGCTGTGCGAAGCATGGACTTATTCCAATCAGAAGTGAGCGGTACGAGCGTGCCGGCAAGGGCTTTTCGCTTATCGCTTATCTGCTCCTCGGTATAGGCGTTCTCCTTTTTGATGTTGTAGTACTCTTTCACCATTACATCATCGATTACGCTTGAATTGCCAATAACCTTTTCCACAAGAAACAAAGCCCCTTCACGCTGTAGCGAGTTATAGATACTGCTGATGACATTCTGTCGATACTCCATCGGCACAAATTGCAGCGTGAGACATGACAAGACAACAGAGCAACGCTGCACTGGACAACCCTCTCTAATGTCCCATTTGCGAACATCAACCCTTCTGTCTTTTTGATAGAGCTTTTGGCAACGCTGAAGCATCGGCTCGCTGACATCAATGAGGGTAAAATCACACTTTTCAGCTTCCTCACATTCGACAAGCTCTTTGCTTGATAATCCCGTCGAGCAACCAATATCAAGCACGTTTGAGTGCGGACGCAGAAAATTCCTCGCCATCCTAAACATCAGTTCACGCATATTATCATAACCAGGAATGGAGCGTGAGAGCATATCCGTGAACACCTCGGCTACGCTCTCATCAAATTTCCAACTTCCCTCAAGTAATGTCTTTGGTTCTATTCTGTCCATAATCTACTTTGGTTCACTGTCATCGACTTCAAATTCTATGTCGTTGATGTTCTTCTGTAAAATTCTCAAACACGCATCAATATTAGGCGTGTTCTTTATCGTGTAGTTTCCACAATAAGCATCCATACACGTTTCCAGCTTGTCTATATACGGGTTCTTAATGCTCTGCGCAAATCCCAGCTTCGCCTCTATTATCTTATCCATGCGTTTGTTGTGGTCTACGAGGAAACGACACATGAGGAGAGACACGAAAGCGTCAACGTGCATATTCCGCAAATCATCATCGGGATATTCTTTTTTGTACTCACTATCCACGCAGTACCACAGAATAGTGAAGTCGTTGGCGTAGAGATTATGAAACTGCTCCGTCTGCTTGTTGATACGTTCAATGTGGCGAGCATCAAGGTCTTTTTTGAGAGAGTCCTGGTACTCATTCCAGACGTGCTTCACCGCCCTCGACAACTTTACCGTCTCCGGAATGCGCTGCTCTGCACAATAGCTTCGGACTTTCTTCGCGTAGATCCACGCAAGGTGGCTGATGACAAGCGGAACGAAAGCTATCATCATGTTCTCTTTCCATGTGAATGTTTCGAGCATAAGGTGTGTGTCGTCCTTGATTTGCTTCTTGAACTTATCCTCATGGAAGATTGGAGGCAGCTCCGCTTTCGCCGTGATTGTCTCGAACATTCTACGTTCTGCATCTTTCAACGCCTCATACTGCACACCTGTTTCTCGGGACAGTTTCAAGAGTGCAGCATCGGGGTGTGCATCAGATTTTACGCATTTCCTTGGCTGTTCTTCTGCCTTTTGTTGAGGCTGCGTAAAATTTTCATCATCTTGTACCGAGGTTTCGCTAATCAACGACTCACCCTTGGAGAAATCAAGCACTTCTGCTTTCTGTTCCACATTCTCGTCCTTTGTCTTGAAGAATGGGCAGTGTTTTTCTCTCGTTGCATTGTAGGTTCTGTCCGTCACACACTCCTCGCCAGCAGATTGTTCCTCTATTTGTCGCTGAACGGCACAACGATACTGCGGCATCTTCTTAAGCCGTTGATTATACCACACGGCTTTCTTGCAGCACAAGCAGTTCTCCTCCTGCCACAACATCAAGGCATTACTTGAGGCAAAGCAAGGTTTATTCGTATTCATAGCTATTGAATGGTTATAGGGTTTGTTCTTTGGTTTTTCAGATTAAGGAACGCTCCATGGTTCTCGATGGAGCCACTGAAGAGCTTCCACAAGATATTGCAGCCAAGCTGCGCAATGGTTGAGTTGATGAACAAATCCTGCTTGCGCAAGGCTTCTGCAAGCGAGCAAGACGGACCACTATCCTCGTCCTTGACTTCACTGAGGTCGAAAAGCTCGTCAACACATTTAAGTGTACCCGAAGACTCTATTTTGCGTTTCTTTGGCTGCTTGACTGGATTTATTGTACCGAGAACAACCTGACCTGTGTCAGTGGTATTTCCGAAGTCAAGCCAGTAGTACGGAGTCGTGTAGTCTTTGTCACCCTCGCTGCCGTTCTTATTCTTCCGAAGATGTTTGCCAATCTGTATGCGTGCCTTCACGTTATCCACACACGTTATCGTTATATTGGCAGTAGCACAGCCATCGTAAGGGTACTGCTCACGAACAGCATCCCAATCAAGACCAAAGAAGCGATTGATTCGTGTTGTAAGCACAAATGCTTTATTCAAGCCAATTTCCGTTGGTGCGAATAACTGACGACCAAGATTTGACGGTGTTACAACATCATCGTCAATGACGGTTACATGAAGTCCAGGGTGTCCCAGCTGTATTAGAGCGCAGTTGATCCTCGCAAGCGAAGTCAAGACTTGGCTTCCAGTGCCTCCTGCTCCTATCAAGTTCACCTCAATGGGATGAACTGGGGCAAGTAGATAATTTTCCGTATAGTGTATCTTCTTCATCGTAGTAAATCTTGTAATTTGCATTTAGCTTGTTTGAGCATATTGTCGGGGAAAGGCTTTCCATTTAGTATGCAATCTTTTGTTATCGTAGCAAGGTTGCCAAGGCAAGGGTTCTCGCCAAGAATGTGAGAAAACTCGGACTGCCAAAACATTGTTTCCCAATAATTGATAACATTGGTAAATGTCCTTTCATCGGGAGTCTTGACTTTTGAGTTGCCGAGACAGACATGGCTGGCATCAGTATTCATGAATGGAGCGAGATACAGAACACTCTTGGGTTTGTTACCCTTGAACGCCAAGACTCGAAGCTGCTTGCCACTTGCAACATACACAAGACCGGGGACTCTCATTTCTCCATCTGGTATTTCAAGACTCTTTATAAAGAACAGCTTACGAACCTCTGGCTTCCGGTACCAAACAAGTTTCTCGTTTCCAACTCTTGTGTCACAATACAACACGTTCTCGGGAACCACGCCATAAAGACTGCTGTCAAGTTGCTTGTTAGTGCGTGACAGCGCATCAAACAAGTTCGTTATGGTCTTTTGGCGTAAAGGAAAGCCAACACCAAGACTGCCGTCTTTTTTGGATATTTTGTGCTGCTCCAAGTAAAACGACTGCTCTCTACTATCGGTAGTTCTATAAGCAATTATTGCCATGAACGGCTCATATACTTGGTTAAGCAAATTAGTTATCTTGCTCATTTTCTTAATTCTGCTATTAGTTGGTCATTAACATCTGCCCATCTTTGAGGGAAAGAGCTTTCCATTCTCTCCTCAATATCGTCATCGTCAATAAAGGAGTAGCGATACATATTCCCGACGCTAAGATTATACGCTTCTGCATTTATCATTTCTATTGCTCCTTGTGTTATGCAATCGTCATCATCGTAGCAAAAGAAAAATAGTCTCGCCAAGTCCATAAAATCCTCTTCGCTATCATCATTATCAAAATCGTAGCCAAATTCATTCTTCAGCATACTGATATGGTATTCAGATAGCCAATCTTCGCGACAAATTTCAAGTTCATTCTCTATGAGGTCTAACAGATGAGGGTTGTGGTAATTCTCGGCTCGATATTGGGAAATCATATCTTCAAGCATATCACAAAGTGGCTTGCCTGACTTATATTGCAAATCTGCTGTTTGCTTTATTTCTTTGAAGAGTTCAGATATATCACCCTCGACGTACCTTACCGCCATTTCCCTATAGTCCTCACCCCAAAAATCAGTCAAGTCCTCATCGTACTTCATCTTTCCGTCTTCGTCACGCTGATAACAGTTGTCGCTTTGAGCGAGGTTGTACTGGAAGTCATAATTATCCTCGGGAAGCTCATACATATCGTTCCTGTACATAACAGCAAAGGTGAGAGCAAGCAACTTGCGAGTCTTGTCATCAACCTCGCCCATTTTTTTGACTGGTACTGCCCATACTGTAGATTCGGGAAATTCAGCGTAATCGTAAACCATGAACTTGATAGGACCATCCTCGCCATGTTGCTGTACCGCTTCCACCTTCCAATTTTCATCGGGGAGGTTTGACTTGAGTAGATTGTAAAGTGCAAGAACATCGTTTTTAAAGTTCCCGACAACAGCAGGTAACTCGCATGAAATGCCGTATTTAGAGAAAAACTTTGTTACATCTGCTTGAAGGTCAAAGATATTCTGTTTAACATCTTTGACAACAATGACAGCTTCATCATTACATATATCACAGCCAGGAATATTAGCAAATGAGGCATTTAGAAAATGATTGCGCCCATTGCGTCTGGTGTGATACGCTTTCCTTCGACGTGAAGCTGTTCTGCTTCCCGTGATAGAATTCGTCCTATGTTTTGATAAAGCTGCCATTGTTCTTTGCTTATTTTAGGTTTGTCCATTGGTTATCCCTTTGTTCCAACCGTTGTCTTGAAAGTGTAGACTGCATTGTCACCATCGATTTTCGGACCATGCACGTTGCTCGTTGTGAGTTCTGGATATTGGTTAGAATAGAAGTTCATTACCTCTTCAGGTGACATTTCCGGATTTGGATCTGCGAGTGTTGCTGAACCATGCTTGAATACTCTCTTGTAGTTGTTAATTTGTAATGCCATGATTATATCCTCCTTTTATTTATTCTTCGTTCTCCTCGTCTGCGTCTTCCTCAGCAGAGGCTTTGGGTGTCTTCTTGATGTCAATCTTGATGTTCTTGCCATCAGACTTGTCTTCTGCGCCAAAGAGATTTGCAGCAGACTCGTCGTTGACCTTCTTGATAAAAGCGTCTGCTTTGGCTTGACCGCCGGCGACGTTTTCTGCTGCTTCGAGCGCCTTCTTGGCACAAGTGAGAGCGTCTTTGTACTTGCTTTCCTTGCGGTTCTGTTCAGCAAGCTCCATCCACTTGTCATACTGAACCTTGCTAACTGCTGCTTTCTCTTTAGCTTTCTTTTCCATTTCGGAAGCCTCCTTTGCAGCAGCCTGTGAGTCCTCAAACGACTTCATATCAACGAACATCTTGCTTGTTGTGGCTACTGGATGAATGATGGCATTTACAAAACCTTCATCAAGCTCACTTGCAGAACCACTTATATTCAGAGGAGCGATTTTGTTTTTCGCTGCATCCTTCACAAGAGAGTTTCCGGGGAGAACACTAACGGTCATGCCGTTCTTTGTCTTGGCGATAGTGATTGCCAATGTGCAACCCTCGCCCATAATTTCTGATAACTTAGTGAATAATTCCATTGTTATATTGCTTATTGGTTTAACCTTTATTCTTCTTGTTTTGCAGACCTGCAAATTTCTGCAGGTGCTTTATCGGTTTCGGCAAGTGCTTTGCCGGCTCGTATTGGGGACAAGAGCGTCTATGGCTTGCCACCTCACGACAATGATGAGCACTGCAGTCTGCTATTATCGGGTCATCACCCCACTGCATCAGAGTAGCGTTATCACATTCTGTACAAGATACAGATGTCGTGTCCTTGGGTTTAAGCTGCGGTTTCTTTGCCATTATATACGCTCGAAATTAACTTGATTAGTAATGTCGATGCCAAATTCATCAATGGCGAATAAACCGCCTGCCATTGTCATGACCTTGACACGGCTTGTGATATTTGCTCCGAACTCGTCAAGAACTCGGTATGCCTTGGTTCTTTTGGCTGTAAAGCCGAACTTCTTTCTTAACTCGTTAAATGTAAGTTTTGCCATAATGTTTAGAACTTTAAGTGATTACTTTTTTATCTTATTTGCTAATGCAAAGATAGTGATTTATTATCATATATGCAAGTATTTAGCAAGAAAAGTTTATCTTATTTGCAATTATTTTTCGTTGACTTTCAATGACTTAGAGTGCGCCTCCTTGCGTCTTAAGTGTTCTTCGTATGATATGGCTTCTTTGCGCTGCTTCTCATATTCACGCTCTTTCCGCAACTTCTCTTCTTCGTCTTGGCGTCTCCACATATCTTCCCTTCGGTCTTTAAGGAACATATCCAGTGAACCAAGTATTGCAGCAGGGTCAATGGAGCCGTAGAATTTACCATACCTCGCAGAACGTAATCGAGAGCAGAAGAGTATGAACTCCATAAGCGTAAGCTGAGGGTGTTCGTTGATGATTTGCGTGCAGAGCGATTTGGACTGCCATTCATTCATCTTTTCCCTCGCTCCACAGAACATACTCACGGCAAGCAATTGGCTTTCCATCCACATAACCGCGGAGTCCTTCACTGTCTCACCGCTCCTCGGATCTATCGTTTCGGGAAAAGCCTCGGACATAACACCGAGCATCGGGCTCTGCATTTCTCTTGCCTTGTCAATAGTAGGAAAGGCTGCGGTCGCACTCGTTTGAAGGTCGATGCTATAAGCAGAGATAATATCTGATGGCTTCATTGCTTTACGGAGTGCCATCGCCTCCTTGCTCACCTCGGTAATACAAAGCATCCGCCTTTGCAATGTCATTGAGGAGATTTTCTGCTTGATTAGCGAGGATAGCTGTTGAGGCTGTCTGACTCGCTTGATTTCTGTTCCCATATGCTGTATTGTTTTTGCTCTTGATTTCAGACACGATGTCGTTGTACTGACTGTCTATCTTGGTCACTGAGAAATTGTTCATAATCCATGACTTGTTAATCATCTTGAGAAAGACCTTCAATGCCTCCAACAGACTGTCGTCGTCGCAAGGCAGCGGTCTCGTTCTGTTAGTGCGGCCAAAGGTTATCTTCTTGATGAGCCGCTTCATCGCAACTGCGTCTTTCGCTGTCCAATAGTAGCTGTCATCATAAAGCTCGCTGTAATAGGCTTCAAAGATGCCTCTTGCCTTGTGGACCAGGGTCTGCTCTTTCTGCTTCCTTTCATTCGACTTGACTTTGCGTTGCTCTGCTCTTTTTTGCTTCTCCAACTCCTTGGCGTTTTCGGTGGAACCGTCTCCGACAAAGTCGGGGGCGGAACTTAGCGTTAGCGCTTTCTTTTCTTTATTCTTTTCTTTAGTAATAAGGGGTGTGGGGGAAAGAGAGGTTTCTTTTCTGTTTTCTTTTCTTAGATTTTCGTCATATTGCGTGCTGTTTGCGTGCAGATTGCGTGTAAAGCTATCATAACACTCTGATTTACAGTCATTTGTTTGCGTGTAATTTGCGTGCAGATTGCGTGTAACCTCGTCCTCTTGCGTGTTGTTTGCGTGTTGTTTGCGTGCATTGTAATCGTAACTCTCTATATTACAGATGGTTACTTGCGTACACTTTGCGTGCATTTCAAGTGTAAGGAGATTTCGCTTTTCAAGCTGTTTAAGGAAGTAATAGGCTGCATCTGGCGTGGAATTGAACAACCGACCAAACTTGGCACGACTCATTGTTGCCACCCCTCCGTCATCAACGGCATTGAGCAGCCTAACGAACCACACGATGCGTGATGGCTCGTCTTCAAACCATTGGTCAGTTATGACCCCGTATAAAGGTCCGTAATCCCTCATGTTATCTTGATAAATATCGGTTAATCTCTACGCTGAATTCATCCACAGACTTGCATACGACATACTTGCTGCCGTATTTCTCAACGTTAGCTTGCCAAGCCTTTTGCTCCGGACGCTGATAGCAGTGGGGACGCTTCATTTCAATGTACAACGCTCCGTAGCCGTGCATCGGTATTGACAGACACAAGTCTGCCACCCCTTTCACAACACCCTCACGCTTTACTCTCGCGCCCATGCCGCCCAAGCGTATGCCCTCATTGGCGATATGAAACAACATTCCCTCTTGCGCCAGTTGAGGGTAGTTACGCTGAAACCACCTAATGCAAGCCTGCTGTATGTCGCTTTCGTATGGAGCGGCTTCAGCAGCCTTGCGTACCGTCTTTGCAGGAATACTCTTAACGTTACCACCCTTACGGATAGCATCGAGTAGTCGCTTGTTGAATGTATCTCTCTTATTTGCCATTAAAAATATACGTTTGTTAAAGGTTTATACTGACCGTTCACAATACCACTGATGTAGTATTGTCCGGGCTTATCTTCTCTCAAGGTCAAATCGCCAACCTTGCCAAAGCGTTTGATGTTCTCACCAAGGTCAACAATCCAACCGTCTTTGCCCTCAAAAGGACGGATCGCTCTTCCAACAATCTGATACCACATAGCAAGCGACATAGTTGGTCGAGCCATTACAACAGTGTCAAGCTCAGGATAATCAAAGCCAGTAGTCAGAACACCTACGTTGGCCAGCACCTTAATCTTGCCACTCTTGAAATCTTCCAGAATGCGGTCTCGCTCTTTACTCTTTGTCGCTCCAGTAACCACTGCCACACCCTCTACTTCTCTTGCAAGCTGTTCGCTCTCTGTGATGAATTGGGTGAACACAAGTATTCCTTTGCGAGGAACGCCATTCTTTGGGTGTAGGAGCCTCTTGACTATGTCAGACAGCTGATTACCAAGCCCACATCGAGAAAACTCCTCAGAAAGCGACTGCTCGTCGTAGTCACGCCCAGTGGAGTTGCGCTTCACCCTGCTCGTGTCGATTGTTGTCATATCGAAATAGCGCAGATTGGCGAGATAGCCTCTTTGAAGCAAAGTTTGTATGCTTACCTCATAAAGCACATCATGGAATATTCTTGGTCGGGTTCGCGTGATGAACTTCAAGATACAAGCGTTTTTAAGAGTAACACCTGGCATTGGATGAAAATCATCAATGAAATAGTCCGATGTCTTATATGACCCATTAGGCATAAAGCCCTTTTCTTTGGTCTCTATGCCTTGTGCTGTCGCAAGTCTGTAAGGAGTGGCTGTCAAGCCAAGAACTTTACGCTTAACCTTTCTGATGAAGGTCGCATATTGTCCTTCTACTGGATTAACACCATGGCACTCGTCAATGATTATAGCCTTGAAATGGTCAAAGTCATCAATGTGCGCCATGATTGAGCCGATTGTCGCAAATGTCACCTCGCTAATCTCCTTGCTGTTAAAGCTGGCAGAGTATATCGAGCAGTTATCCAAGCCGTAACTTCTGTATTTGGCATAGTTTTGCTTCAATATTTCCTTGCTCGGCTGGAGCACGAGGACATTTTGGTTCAGTTTGTGAGCAATATCGGCAACTATAATCGATTTACCGCTATTGTGGTGGATAAAAAACTGTTCGTCACAATACAAATGGTCTCCATCCAGCGTAAATCCATAATAATCACCCTTACCTACATACTCAACGGAAAATCCAGTCACGAGAACTGACTTCTTCTGTTTCCTCTCACTTCCTTTCCTTATCTCTACCTTGTTGGGTATGGTGTTTAGGTCTCCAGATATGGTAAGGCGATAGTATGTAACTCCATTTACTATCTTTTCCTTGTCCTCACACATAAATCCTAACGAGCGAGATAAGAACCGAACATCTTCCATTAACTGCTTTGATTTGGTACTGTATTCGTGATAGTTCTTTTCCTTGCTGTAATGAGAGTCCGTATCTAATAACCCTGCAAGCAGTTCTAACCTCTGATCTACGGAAGCAGTGAGATATTGCTGAGGTATGAATTTGCTTTCGGCTGTTTTCCCATATATTCCTTCCTTGACAAGCCTTTCCTTCATTAAGCCTATATTCCCTTGGCGAGAAAGAATATGATAAGTATGTGCCTTGTTATCACCACCCTTGTTGTCATCCCTAACGGAATAACCATATTTAGAAGCGTACTCATAGATGTAGTTCTTAACTTCTTCTCTCATTGTGGTTATATTCACATCACCATTCTTGATGTAGCCATCACCAATAAGGAGTCCCAGCATATAAGGTTCTACCTCCAACTGTTGTGACGAAGTGTCAAAAGCACACAATCCAACCCTGCAGAGTTTATGAAGGTGCTTGTAATTCGCACTCTTTTGGAGATATTCTTCAACAGTTATGTCGTCATATCTTGGGTAGCAACTTGGGTAGTTCTTCCCTTCATTCGTCTTATACAGATGAAGTATGTGACCTTTGTTGACTACAAAAGGTTTCCCTTTGTTTGGAATAATTCGGTACATATCGTCCGTACCTCGATGTAACTTCAACACTTTCCTGTAACCAGTCACACCGAGCAACAAATCACCAACAACGACATCTTCTACTGGCTTCAATGAACCATCGGCACATATTATTTTTGTACCTTTTGCATGGCAACCTGTAGGCAGCACGAGGATGCCGTTGCGCTCGTTCTTCTTGTCATTGAAGAACTTCACAGCGGCATCACTCGCTTTTACTTGGTAATCCCTAAGAACGTACCCCATTGATTACTTGATTCCGTTCTCATTCAAAGCACCCTCAATGATTACAATATCGGGCACCGCAGTCTTCAAACGCTCAATCTCCGTATTGAGGAGGTTGTCGGTGCTGTCCTCGATGACATCAAGTGCCTCGGGTGAGAACAGCTGCAGATAGCAATCAGTACCTTGAACGTAGTGGTCAATCTCCACTTCTACAAGCTGCTTCTCCTTACCCTTGAAGATAGGAATGTTTACCTTGAAATCGGTCGGCAGGTCGCTCTGGACAACTTGCTGATAAACAACGCCACGGCTTCCGTCGCGGTCCTGCTGCTTCTCCAACTTGGAGTTTACCCTTGCCTTGAAGTTCTTCAGTTTCGCAACCATTTCCGTTGCCTTCTGCTTGTCGTCAAACAAGGCGCGATGCAGACGGATGAACTGACCAAGTTTAGCCGGCTCCCAACCATCGGCTACATTGATGCGGAAAGCATTGTAGATATCAGAGAACTCAGCATGGCCGACAACTGTACGCTTGTAGCGTGCATCTGTCTCATTCACAACAAGACCGATGGAGATTTTCTCACGGTCCACCACAGCGTACACAGCCTTACCATCTACCTTGTCAGCACGCTTCTCAAGCCAGTTGGCAGGCGCTTCGATAGTTCCGGTGAGGTTGCATGACAAAGGCTCCTTTTCAGGCAACGGATCGACAGCCTTAGCCGCCTCACCCTTGCGAACAATTACTTCGATTGGTTTTTCACCTGTGTAGTTCTCGATGTTTACTGAAACTACTTTTTCTTTTATCTCTTCCATTTTTTAAGATTTTTGTGAGTGAATAATATTTGTTAGTTGTCGTGGGTTCCTGTCTTGAGTGATACAGTGCGTGCCTGACCAAAGAGTGTTGGAGAGTTCAACTCGCTTGGTAACGCCTTACGTTGGCTTACAAGCTCGCCTTTTGAATTATAGAAGCCAGCAACTCTTTCTTCTTGGTCTATAATTCGGTAGAGCTTGCCCTTCACATACTCTCCGCCTTGCTTGAGGTTGGCAAGAACGGTGTCCATACGCTTCTTGACTGGAGCCTTGCGCTCCTTAAACTGTTGCTTCATGTCGTCCTCTTCCTCGGTAATCTGTTTCATTTCGAGTGAGAGGGCAACGTACTCTTCGCGACGCTGGGCTTTCTCAGCGTTGGTGTACGGCTGCAAGTAGTTCTCTTCTGTCACGTCATCAGCCTGTGCGTCAAGCATTTCTTCTCTTTCAGCAGGGGCGAGGTCTTGAAATAACTGTAAATCCATAATTTTACTTGTTTTGGTATTCTAATACGAAATCGTTATAAATCTCTTGGTCTTCAGGAGCCGGAAGCATCACATTCCATTCCGTCAGAGCGTCCGCTTGTATCTGATTGAGGAAATGAGTCATTGCAGCAGAGCTGATGCTTCTCGTACTCCGTTGTCCTGGAGCAAGGAAAAGACGACAGTAATGGTCGTGCCATTTCACCCTTGACTCTCCGCTCCAATGTTCAAGATACGTCATCCACATCCAAAAGAGGCGCGTCTGCGGAACAGAGGCAACGTATTCTTTCTTCACGATGTATATGTTATACTTGCCATCGGGCAGCTTCTCGATGGTATCTACGAGGGAACGGCTTAATTGCGTCCCCTCGTAGCCATTCTTTACAAGCGACAGTTTCTCCATTAGAAGGGAAGATCATCATCCTCTCGTGTCACGGCTTGCGCAACTGGAGCGTCTACCGTAGAGGCTTGGTTACCACTTGGAATTACTACCGGCTTGAGGTTGCCGAGGTATATATGGTTTCTGGCATCAACTTCCTCTTGTGTATGAGAGTTGATGAACTGCTTGCTCGTGGATAGCTTCATGTAATGGGTATTGCCATACTGGTCTGGCTCACGGAGCTCGTAAATCTCCACACCGATGCAATACTTTCTATCCACATACTTTGTTCCGTCCCTCGCTGTCTTTTCCTCAACCTTGACATAGAAGTCATTCTCTTCGAGGGGACTTACAAAGCACCGTTTGGCGCAAGTGGCACCTTGGATGGTCATTATACCTGCCTCCAAAAGCTTGGCGAGGTTCATGCTTCCAACCAATTTTACATTTACATTATCTGCCATTTTTATCTGTCGTTTAATGATTTAAAAACCTTGGTATCAGTGATAACATCACGGTTCGTCTCCACAAATTGGATAAATCGCTCGCAGATGTCACGCAATTTTGGAATATCACGTTCTTCCTCAAACACATACACCTCGGAGAATGTCTCCTTGAAATTAGTCACATTGTACTCAAAGTGGCTAATATCCATTCCCATTTGTTTCAAACAGAACGGATAGACGATGTGCTGCCAATGTTCCTTGAAGTTACCGCTATGGTAGTTCTTGGTAGTCTTGATGTCGTGACAAGAGAACGGAAGCAGTTCGTCTGCGTAGCCGTAAAGGTCTATCGTTCCGAAATGTGTCTCAAGCGTACCTTTGACAAACACTTGTGGTAGAGCACCCTCGTAGTATGTCACGAACTCGTCAGTTACATCTTTGAAGAAACTGAAAGTCTGTGGCTCTCGTAGTTGAGGCTTTTCCTCGTCTTTTAAGCCAGCGCATCGCTCTCTCTGAACCTTGTCGGGGTCAAAGACAACCTCATAAGCGTATCGCTCGGTTATCGGGTCGGTCTTTCGCCTGCCTTTGATTTGGAGGAGGACGACACGGAGTGTGATGTTCTCACTCTCCATGTCGTCTTCCTTAACTCGTTCGGCAAGCGGCTTCTTGATCAGCGCATCCACAAGCTCGTTGAAGGCTGTACCTCTATCTGCTGCTTCACTCGTAAACGGAACTCGATTGATTTTGTTGATGAGGTCAATGTACATTTTATCGCACCATTCATCAACCGTCACGCTCGGATTTTCGGAAGTGAAGTATTTATAGTAGGTCTTCTCCGCATCGAGATAGGACTGGAAGCTGTCAAGAAGCGTTGCATAAGCGGAATAGTGCTTATGCGTTGTCGCTTGCTGATTGTTCATTGTTCTTGCCCTCCTCGTTAGTTGGTTCTGCTGTAGGTGCAGACTCTTCCTTGTTATCCTCGACAGGAGCAGAGTATGTCTTCGTCTTGGTGTCAAATGTTAGACCGAGTTCCTTTGTGCGTGCCACAAACTTATTTCGGGCTATCGCCTTAGAGTTGCCGACATGCTTGTACTCCTCCACCTTTTTAATATAGGCGGTCGCATCTTCTGCAGTCTTGATGGCTGCGATGTCCTTCTCAATCTCTACGATAAGACGCTTGTATGTCTCGCCCTCAACAGAGCGTTCCTTCAGGCGGTCGATATAGCGCTTGAATACCTGTTTCTCAAGGAAATCGTTGCAGCCAACAATCTCACGCTTGTCGTTCTTCAAGTAAGGAACGTCCATCTGCGCCGGCAAGTTGCAGGTATTCTTGCCCTCAGACTGCTGACAAGGGTCAAAGGTGATGATACGACGGTTACCTTCAGCAACGAGATAACCAACGAGGTCAAGCTCTGTAGCCAACGAGTCGTAGTTGGAGCCACCGAAGAGAGGAACATAACGAACATCCTCCCCATTCTTCTCAGTTGTACGGTGAGCAACAAAAACAACGTGCTTTTTCTTTGAGTTGATGAGCTTGAGCAACTGAGTGAACTCCACCTTGCGGACACCATAACCCTCAAGCGTCAAAGAACCGTTGCGCTTTCCAAGTCGTGGATTGCTTGCGATAAGGTACTCTGCCATCGAGTCGAGCAGCTTGCCACCAGTGTCAATGACCAGTGTCTCGTAGTCAGACAAATCCTCCTTGTTGAGGAGGTTGAGAATGTCTGCGTAGTTCTGAACCTGCACGGTGTCCTTGATGAACTCGTAATCAACACGGTTGATACCTCCATCAAAGTCGATAAGCAGCGGCTTTGGAGCACTGAGTGCCATTGTGGTCTTGCCCGAGCCTGGCTGACCATAAACTAACATCTTGATACGGACGTTTACGTCCAATTCGTTTGGTTTCTTAATGAGTCCCATAATTTGAATAATTACATTTATGTTTATAAATCGTTAAAATGATAAGTTTTCGGTAAAATTGATAATATGCGTTTGTACGCTGATTTTTGGTGCGACAGCAGCCGTTTTTCGACCAATGACCTGCCTTGTTTCCTGCTTTTAAGCAAGATTAACAAATCCAGCCATAGGCTTGACATTGGCAAGGACTTCCACTGCATTTATCTTCCATTGAGAGTTTGGCGCTCCGTCTGGCTTAAAGCCGTGCACTTTTTCTTCCTCCATTAGTCGCATCAGTCGTTTCTCGCCACCGACAATCTTCTTTGCCATAGCCCAAGAGAAACTCGAGCCTTCCATCCTCTTCAGTATGGAGTTGTACTTCTGCACCATAACCATTGTATTCAGTTCGTTCTTCATTTCTCTGCCCTCCGCTCGACACACTCAACTCTTGCTCGTCTTGGCACACGACAGAAAACCGAGTTTTCTGTAAAAAGAATATGGACTATCATCAGCATGCAAAGAACGGCTGCAAGCCCTCTTCTCCTTACTTCTCCCAAGTCCCAATCCTTCTCAAAGTGCCTTGATACCATGTACAGCACAAGCTCATGAGTCGTGGAGATACCGAGTTTCGTATAGATGTGCTTCTTGTGGGTACGAATTGTCCATACTGGTTTTTCAAGTACGTCAGCGATTTCCTTGTCGGTCAATCCATGACAATACCATTCAGCTATAACCAATTCCGTATCACTAAGAGCTTTCATCACTTCGTCCTCCGTACCTCTACTTGAAAATTGTCATAGTCAACTTTTACTCTCGCATTCCAGCCAATGCGTATCTGTTCCAAACGCAAACGGCTGACAACAGCCTTTACCGAGCCGTGGCGTTCAATGGGGAATTTTACAGCATCGCCCACACCCAGTTCACGGATGGTCTTGGTAAGAGGTGCACTTGTATCACAGTTCTCCATACTTGCCTCCTTTCGGGCGACAGGCGCTCTCCGCAACTCGGAGAAACGCACTGTCATTCTTGTGGTAAATCGTCATTACTACCATAATTGTTACTTTTAGGTATATATCTTATTTGCATTTTCGGGATAAATCCCGTACTTTTGTATTGTTATTATTATTATTTCCATTGCAAAGATAATCAAAACTTATCAATTACGCAAGAAAAATAATCATTTTTGCAAGAAAAATTTTCCGTGCTGTGTGATAAACACGACGGCTTAGTTATTCACATATTAATAAGGTAAGAACAAATGAAAGAAAGTGAAAAAGTAGACAAGAACGTGAACGCGAGAGAGATTATCGCTAACGTTCTCAAGGAACTGGGGATGAACGCCCCTTCGTTCGCGACAGCCACCGGTATTGCCTATCAGCGGATTTTTGACTTGCAACGTGGACGCACCAAGAAATTCAACCCTGGTGTCGTGAACATGATTTGTCAGGCGTTCCCGTCTATCAACAAAACCTATCTCTATACTGGAGAGGGTTCGGTGATGTCATCCAACAAACCGCTGGATCTTGACAATACCGTAGGTGCGAACATCGCCTCACAAGACGAGATTGCCAAAATGCTCAACAAGGTACTTGACCTCTCCAAGCAGGTCTCAGACAAAGACAAAGCGGTCGAGGAGAAGATGCAGAAACTTCTCGTCAAGGAACGTGAGCTAATGGATAAGGAAATCGAGTTGGCCAAGAGAGAAATCGTACTGGAGCAGAAAGAAGCTGCCCTCGGTTTCAAAAAAGACTGACCGATACCTTATATAATATAGTTGCTAACAAGTTGTCGTTACATCTATGACAGAATTAGTACGAAAATGCAGTTGCAGATGGGAGGGTGGCAAGTGCCGCCTCTCCTCTGCTTTGGAGGGATGGGGATGCAAGCTACTCACCTGCATGCCAGAGACGGTTCCTCATACAGACAAGGAAAAAGCGAAGTTATTCGCTGAAGTGTATCAATATGCCGACAAGGTCGGGGTTTTGGAGTGTCCTCACTACGACGAAACGACCATAGACCGCACTCTTGATGATGCCGCTCAACTCGCATCGATGGTACATCTTGGGTGTCCAACACGAGCCGAATTATTGTCGGATTTTATAGAAGCAAAATAAAAATAATTGTAAATCAACGACTTAGAACAATATGAAGAAGATTGTGATAGCCATCGACGGCTACTCATCGTGCGGCAAGAGCACAA